CACTATCTCCAGCCCCGCGGCGCGGAGCCGGTCGCAGTAGTCCTTGCGGAGCGGCTTAGCACCGAAGTTGGTGCCGGGCCGCGATTCGGAGAAGTAGCCGATCACTCCCGCGTACCCAGCGTCCTTGATGGCCCGCGGATCGATCAGGGCTGCGGAGAAGTCGAGGAGTTTCATGGGACCGTCCTGCCTCCCTTCATGTCGGGGAATCGGCTGAGGATCTCCATTCGCGCCAGGCTCGTTCGCTCAGCGGCGAGTACACGCCCGACCTCTGCGGGGTCGTCGATCGCATCCAGGTAGGCCAGGACCTCCGGCACCGTGTGCACTGCCGGGTCGAACATCACAGCCCCAGGTGGGTGACGATGCGATCAGCGACAGAACGGTCCACCAGGGACTGTTCAGTGACGGTGAGTCCGAAGTCCGCGAGGATGCAGATCATCTCGGACACTTCGACGTCCAGTCGCTTCGCCAGATCGGCGATCCGGTACTGGCTGGAGCCGATGATGCCCTGCATGTCCTGCCGAAGGCCCAGCTTCTCCTCGACGAAACCGCGAATCTCGGCTTTGTCCGCGGCGGTGAGGTGTTGTTCCATGACCTCCGCGAGGGTGGCGCGCTGCTCCTCCGGCTCGCTCAGGTCGGCCCATCGTCCGGACGCGGTCCAGGGGTTGGCCATCGTCGGCGGGGGCACGTACTTCAAGCCGGGTTCGCCGACGATCCCGGCGCCGAGCACGCACTGCCGCCAAGAGACCATTTCCCAGTAGTCGACGGGCATCAGCAGAGGAGCGCCCTTGATGCCGGGGAGCGCGGTGTACATCCAGAGGAACCGCTGCCTCGGGTTGTTCGGGTCGCAGTTCTCACGAAGCGGAACTCCTTGGCTGTCCCATTTCGGCCAGTCCTCGAACCGTTTGCCGTCGATCAGGCCGAGTTGGGTGCTGTTGTTCGGGAGGGTGTTCTGCTCCAACGGTTTCCACGCTTTCTTGTCGGTGCCCGCCGGTAGCGTGGAATGCAGGAGCCCCGCGACCGCTGGAACGGCCCGGGGCTGTGGCAACCACTGATTGAGGAGTGGCTACATGCATCACGTTACCGAAACCTGGAAGCCTGTACTTGGATATGAGGGCTTCTATGAGGTCTCCGACCTCGGTCGAGTCAGATCACTACCGCGAACAGTGCGATCCAAGGGATCAAGCGTTCAGCACCGGCCTGGTCGGATCCTGCAGGGCTGCCCCAACGACAGCGCTGGCCACCTGGCGGTCAAACTCTCCAAGCTGGGCGTCCGTCATACGCATCTGATTCACACTCTCGTCATGGCCGCGTTCGTCGGACCGCGCCCCGCACACCTTGTCATCTGCCACGGCGTTGGGGGCACGGCCGACAATCGGTTGTCGAACTTGCGGTACGACACCAGCGCCGAGAACAACCGCGACCTGGTACGCCATGGTCGACATCGCGAAGCGCGAAAAACGCATTGCAAGTCCGGGCATGAGCTGAACGAAGCGAACACGTACTTCCGGCACAGCGGCTCCCGTCAGTGCCGCGTCTGCGCACGTCGGCTCGACGCTGAGCGTGCCCAGCGGCGGCGTCTCAGCCGGGCTCACACCACTCCCAGCTGCTGAAGGGCTGAGATGATCGCTTCGATCCGTTCCCATGCACGGGCCAGCGGATCCTGGAGGGCGCGGTCGTCGCCGACGGTGAGGGTCCACTCCACCGGCTCGTCGCGGGACCAGGACAGCCGCACCTTGGAAATCCTGTCCATATAAATTCGCCCGGAGGTGTCGCCTCGGATCGTGTAGCCCGCGCGGTCGCCGAGCCACACATGCCCGGACTCGCCGATCAGGAAGGGTGCCCCGTCACCGGCAGAGAAGGTGGTGGCGTCGAAAGCCCTTGTTGCCCAGATGCCCGCTCGGAGCACGATCAGACTGGACAGGGTGTAGGCCTTGTTGCTGCCCTCTTGGAAGTACTCGAAGTACCGTGTCCAGCCTTGGTTTTGGGCCCTGCTTGAGGAGCGGGCGACCATCCACGCGAGCAGGGCGTCGGTGTAGAGGGGAGCCAAGATTGCGTCCAAAGCACCGCCGACCGGCGGGACACCGATCATGGCTGCGATGAGGTCGCCAGCCATCTGGATTGCCGCGGAGATGGCCTCGTTGACACCGGGCATGGAGTGGCCACCGGTGACGACTTGGATGCCCTTGGATGGGGTACGTCGGTAGCGGTAGCCGGTGAGCCCCGTTTCTTCGCCGTCACGCCAGACGACGAACGGCAGTTCCTTCTGTGTGCGTTTCGACCCTGGGATGTAGTAGTCAGGCGGGATCGACGTGTCGGTGACCAGGTATTCGGTGGAGTCGATCATGTCGCCGACGAACTCGTTGACCGTGCGGACCAGGCCGTCCCAGATCGTGCCGCCGTGGCTGGTGCCGGTGTAGGTGCCGGAGCGGTCCTCGAAGGAGACGACGCGGGTTCCGTGGCGCAAATTCGCGCCCGGCCACGGCTCAGGATCGCCTTCGAGGTAGGGGCGGATCACGCAGGTGATCTCGCCGTCTTCCATGAGTGCTTTCGCGACGTCGTGGAAGTTCTTGAAGCGGGAGATCAGGATCCCCCACAGCGCACCGGAGGCCATGGAGTCGACGAAGCTGATCGGCTTCACAACGGTCGACCAGGTGGCTTGCGCGGTCTCGATGGGGCCGCGCTGATTCGGGTCCATGGGGTCCGACGGCAGGGCCCAGTAGGATCCGGCCTCACGCATGATTTGCAGGTCGAGGGCCACCGACAGCAGCCACGGGATCGGGCCCGCCCCGATCCAAATCTGCGGCCACTGAATCCATTCAGGGAAGAACGGGTTGGCCCAAACCGAGTACCACTTCAGGCGCTCGTAGTCGGAGGCGAAGCGCGCGACCACAACCTGGTCGCCGTCCTCGTCCTGCTCCAGTTCGACGTACTCGAGCAGTCCGCCGAGGCGGGAGCCGCAATATTCGACAGTGATGTTGATGTTGCGTTTCTCGCCGCGATCCAAGCGGCCCTGCTCATCCCACAGCCACTGCCCGACAGGATGATCGAAGGGGTGGCGCAGTTCGTAAGCGCCGGTGTCGCCGTCGATGATCTCGAAGCTGCAGGAGTACTCGGCCTGCACGAGGTGTTGCAGCCGCATCTCTCCGTCCCACAGACACACGACCGGCGGGACTTTGCGGAGGTTGAGTTCGGCCTGCTCGTTGGCTTTCGTGGCCGCCCAGATCGCGTTGCACTGGTCGAGCAGACTCGCCCCGAGGTCGACCGTGGGCATCTACTGGCCTCCGATCGCTTCCAGCCAGCGCCGCGGCTGCACCAACTGCACCATCGCGCCGACCCCCGCCGGAGCGTTGATCACGGAGACAGGCAGGTTGGTAGGTGGAGTCTTCGGGGGGATCGAGTACTCGAAATACCGACCCGGCACGGGCATCTGGCCGAGGATGTTGGTGTCGTGCGCATCGCGGACCATCAGCTTCATAGGGTCGAGGTCCACCACGGCGCCGCCCTGCACCGCGGTGATGCTCGGCATGAGGATGGTGCGGTTACGGTCATCGCGGCCGGTCAGCTTGCTGACACCGAACCGCCTCTCCCCCGGCGGGCCTTCCCACGAGAAATCGGGAAGAGTCCACTGGCCGCGGGTGAGGATCCATTTGTGCCGCATCACCGTGTCGGTCGGGTTGTGCACCTTCACGTATCCGCTGCCAGAGGTGGAGGCGGTCGACCATGTCGAGATCTCGTCGTCCTCGTACCAGAACGGCTGACCTGCGCGTAGCGGCAGGATGGGGTTGCCGTGGCCGGTGACCAGCGGGTCGACGCCAGGGTCGAAGTCGCGCTTCTCATACAGTTGAACGTCGAGGGAGCGGGTGGACAGGTCGCTGCGCACCTCGATGCGCGCCAGCCGTGCGTCCCAATCCCATTCGTCTTCGCGATAGTCGAACGCCTGCCGGAACTTCGACATCACGGTCTCTTGGTTCCGGCCGGCCACGACATGGAAGCCGAGGGACAGATCCCGCCAGTCGTGCCACATGCCTTTCATCGCGCCGCCGGACTGGCGGGCGCCGGCCTTCCATGCCGTCCGGACCGGTGCTGCGAACAAGCCCTTCACCTGGTCTTTGCCAAGGCGTACGCCCTCGCGTCCGGCGCCGTCCCCGTGGACGATCCAGGTGGAGCCGTCGCAGCCGTAGATGATGATCTGCAGCATCAGAACGGACGTCCCGCGTGCCGGATCAGCGAACCAGGGTTGCGGGTGGCCTGGGCGACCGCTTCACTGGTGGCGCGGGCCATGGCGTCGAAGATGACCTTGGCGAGTGCTTGGATGGCTCCTCCTTCACGGCGCAGACCGATATCGCCGAGGAACTGGTCGAGGTTGGCGTTCAGGAAGTTGCCGCCTGCCTGCAGCGCTCGCGCTCCGATGTCGGGCATCGGAGCGGGTTGCGTGGACGCTTGGGGCGCGAACGATTCCGACGGAGCGGCGGTCGTGGACGGGGAACTACTCGACCCGGCGGCAGCGCTGGACGAGCCGGATGCGCCCGCCACGTTGCTGCCGACGATCCACACCGGTGTGACACCAGCGGGAACCTCGACTCCGCCGAATGTTCCTCCGGCCGCGCCCGCGGCAGCGCCGCCACCCAGACCGCCAGTGCCTGCGCCGCCGGATCCGCCAGGGCGCGCCCCCGCTCCACCAGGCGCGCCGGTGGCTGGGCCGCCGAGGTCTCCGCCGCGCAGCAGAGCCGCGGGAATATGCATGCGCTGGGTGAACATCGGATGGTTCGCGCCGACCTTGCCGCCGACCACGACACCTTCCGAACCGTTGGACTCCACGTTGGTGCCGTCACCGAGCGTCATGGCTGTGTGGCCGTTGGCTCCGCCGCCGTTGTCGTACCAGCCCACCGAGATATCCCCAGGCCCGCCGAGTCCCGGCTTCGCGCCGAGAGCGGCCAGCCACTGACCTTCGGACACGGTCGACATGCGGGAGGAGAACGCGGGCTTGCCCAGCGCGTCGTTGACGACCGCCGACACCAGACCGGAGCAGTCGATCGCCGAGGTCGAGAAGCCGCCCATCTGATACTTGGCGGGGTCGAGAGACTGCGCCAACCGCTTGCCCGGAACCACGCCGCCTTCTGCGAAGTTCGGCAGGTTCGCCAACCAATTCCGGGCTCCCAGCGCCGCGCCGACCAGCGGGTCGTCTTCCTCGATGCCCAACCGGCGGAGGTTGGCGGCGTAATCACCGCGCATCAACGCCCCGACCCCGATACCGGCGTCGACGATTGGATCGTCTTCCTCTATGCCGAATTGCCGCAGGTTCGGGTTGTAGTCGCCGCGCATCAGCAGTGCGCCGGCGCCGATTCCCGCCGCGACCAGCGGACTGTCCTCTTCGATGCCGAAGTCGCGCAGACGGCTGTCGTAGTTGCCGTGCGCCAGCGACCGCAACCCCAGCGCCGCGGAGATCAGCGGGTTGTCTTCCTCGACGCCCAACGTGTCGCGGAGGCTACTGGTGTAGTCGCCGTTGACCAGAAGGTCACGCAGGCCGATCGACCCAGCGACCAGAGGGTTGTCCTCTTCGATTCCCAGCGCGCGCAGGCTGCCGTCGTAGTTGCCGTGCCACAGCCGGGCGCCACCACGGACGATGTCGCGCACGTAATCCGCTGGCGGCACCCATCCGCGGTTAAGCGCGGCAACGAGATCGCCGACGCCATTGCGGGCCATGGCCGCCGCGTTGATCACGCCTTCACCGGCGGACACCAACGCTGTCGGGATGCCGTCCGGACCGATGCCCAGGATGCTGTCGGAGCGGCCGTTACCCGGCCCCCACAACCGGCCTTCCAGCGTCCGCCCAGCCAGGCCGCCGCTAGCAAGCGCGGGTACGACGCCGCGTGCGCCCGTCCCGCGGGCGTAGTGGGGCACTGCCGCCATCGTTCCGGGCTGGGCCCTGGACGCGCGGTCCACCTCCGCATTCAGCGCCCTGGACTGCGCCGAGAGACTGGCCATGATCTCGACCGGGATAGCCTTCCCGGAATTGGTATTGATGAAGTCGTTCAGTCTCTGCTGGGCTTCCGCCGTGTTGGCTTCTACTCGGAATTGCCCATCTTCCATATGGGTTACCCGAAAGCCCAGCGCCTCCAGCCGTGCCTGAACCTCCGGAGTGTTCTCCTTGATGATGATGTCGTGGCCGTCAGGCAGGGCGGTGACCGTGTCGCCCAGCGCTCTGGTTACTTCAGCGGCATGCCGCGTTTCGGCGATGTTCTCGGCGACACTGGCGCGCATCCGGTCCAAGCTGGGGCGGGCGGAATTGTCGATGCCGTCGGCGATGTCGCGGGCGCCGTCGGCGGCACCGCGCATCGTGTTCTCCATCTCCTGCAACGTGTGCCCGAGATCCTCGAGGCCTTCGCTGCCGGTGAGCTTGCCGATGACCTCGGCGACCTTGCCGATCGGGTCCAGCGTCTGCTCGAGGATGGGCCCCACGCCTTCAGCGAGGTCTGCGAAAGCATTGAGGGAGATCGAGGCGAAGCTGAGGAATGCGTCCGCGGTGGCGATCGCACCGTCGGCGAGCTTGCCCATGAACCCGAGAATTTCCGGCTGGTGCTTGGTCACCCAGTCGGCGACCTTCGCCAGTTCGGGGCCGAACGCTTTCGCCAGAGCGGCGCCGATCGCGTCAGCGCTTGTCTCGATGGACCGCTTCGCACCCTCGATGGAGGTGGCGGCGTTGCCGCCCACTGCGTTCAGGGCGTTCTGCGCGGCACCGGCCACCTGGCCCAAGGAGTTCACCGCAGTATCGAGGTTGAACTGGTTCAGCGCGTCGCCGAGGTCCTCGAACTGCGTACCGAACAGGGCCAACGCGACCTTGTTCCGCTCGACCGGGTCTTCGATCTCCCGGATCTTCGCCAGCAGGTCGCCGACCGCGGCGCGGGCCGTAGAGCCGCCCTGAGAGAACTTGGCAGTCAGGTCGTCTGCTTCGAACCCGAGGGTCTGGAACGCCTCCACAGTGGAGTCGGACCCGTCGACCACCCGGATCGCGAATTCCTTGATCGCGTCCGCGGCGATGTCGGAGTCCCGAGCGCCGGCCTTCACGGCCTGGTTGATCAGGCCGATCGCCTCTGGCCCGGACAACCCCAGCTTCCGGAACTGGGTGCCATACTCTGTGATGGTGTCGAGGAAGTCCTCGGACACATTCAGCCCATTGCGTTCGGCCGTGGCGAACAGATCGAACGCTTCGGTGGCGCTCCCGGCGATGCCCGTCTTGATCGCCTGGCCCGCCGCCCGGGAGACCGCGGGAATCTCCTCCCCCATGAGTTGGGAGATTCCCGACAACTGTTGAATGACCTGCTGCGTTTCCTGCGCGGTCGCGTTCGGGTCCAGCAGCCCGGACTGGATGGCGCGGCGGGCGGTGTCGACGTTCTCTTCAACGGACTCGCCGAAGGCGCCAGCGTAGGCGCGCCCTGCGGCCGTGCCGATCCTGTGCATGACCGCGTCATCAACGCCCAGCCTGGCCTGAGCGAGGTCGAGCGCCTGCTCTTGCTCCATCCCCCGCTGGATGGCCTTGACGAAGAGGCCGCCAGCGGTGAAGCCAGCCAGCGAGAATGCGGCGGCGACGGTACTGCCGATGATGCCGGCCTTGCCGCCGAGCAGATTGGCAAGCTTATCGCCCATCCCCTCGGCTGCCTGCTGTCCGCTGTCCGCGCCAGCAGCCCGGGCCGCACTACCGGCCGACCGGGTTGCCTGCGCAGCCTCATCGTCCACGCGGCCCAATGCCCGCTGCGCTTCACGAGCGCTACGAAGCAGATTCTCCAGGCCCTGAGCGTCCAGCCTGCGCAGCGCCCGTTCGGCATTGCCTGCGCCAGCCGGTATCTCGGAACCCAGCTGCTGCCCCGCTCGGTTCGCTTCCCGGATCAGGTCGTTCAGCTGCCAGCGGTTGAGCCGCCGAATCTCTTCGCCCGCACCTTCGGCGCCACGAGCAATGCGATTGAACGCCGATGCGTCTATCTGATTCAGTTGGCTGCTGAATCCTCTAGCGGCCGCCCTTCCGCCCGCCTGCCCAGCCGATTGCCCGGCCCGAGCGAAGGTGCCCTCCAATGCTTGACCGGAATCGTTGAACGCCCGCGCGAACCGCCGCTGGAGGTCGTTGGCGACGCGATCGAACGCCCGACCGGCCTCCCGGGCGAGGGTGCTGGTCTCAGGGACGAGAGAGACGTAACCAGTGGCTAGTTCAACGGCCACGCCTCACCTCTTCTCATCTCCAGCCGATCGCGGCTTCCAGTTGGTCGATCGGCAGCGCGTCGCCGCGGCCGCCTATCACTCGCTGCTCTTCAGGGATCGCTTCCTCCGCGGCGCGGGCACGGCGCTCACGCACGACGGCGGATTTATCGCCGAGGTATTTGAGCCAGCAACGGAACTCGAACCACGACCACACCGTCCCGATGTCACTGACACGCCGGTCGCGGTCGAGTAGGTCGGCAGTGACGGCCTCCTCGTGGTTCCTTATGAACTCTCGGAGGCCGAGGATTCCCCCGCGGTCACCTTCGAGGACTCGTACCAGGCGTCCCGCAAGGCGACGATCTGATCGCGAGAGAGCCCATCGAACAGGGTCTTCGGCAGTTTTGGTTCGGCCTTGCAGAACAGCGTCCGGATGTACTCGGTCAGCCCCGCATCGGGGATCTTCCCGGTCGACACATCTTCGACATACTTCGTGGCGTCAGCCGACAGGAACTCGAGCTTCGGAATCGAGTAGGTCTTGCCCTTGTGCTCGAACTCGAACCGGTTCTCCGGCTTGGAGCCGCCCGGCTCCGGGATCTGGAAAGGCAACGCAGGCCCTTTCATTGGTCGCAGGCTCTATTCGGAAGCCCCGAAGGGCCCGGCGGCGCGGCGGGCCTGCGAGGTGAACCGCGCCGCCGGGGTCTGTTACGCGTAGGTGACCGCGAACCCGGACGAAGCGCCGGTCGCGTTGGTCACCACGATGTTGTGCGATCCCGCCGACTTGGCGGGGGTGGTGATGATCAGGTGCTGGTCGTCGACGATGTAGAAGTCGAGGACCGCCGTTCCGCCGACGCTCGCCGCGGTGGTGCCGGTGAAGTTCGTGCCGGTCAGGTACAGGATGTCCCCGCCAGCGGTGGCGAGGTTCCCCGACGGCGCGCGCGAAGTGATGGACGGTGCCGATGGCGCGGAGCCGTCGTCGTAGTAGCGGTAGGCTTTGCGGCCGTTGTCGTCCTTGTAGCAGGTGAGGGTGACGTCGAACGCCTGCAATGCGTTGCGGACGAACGGGTCCTCCGATACTGCTGTGATCTGCCCGGCCGGGACGACGATGCGGACACGCTTGGACTTGTCGCGCATATCGAACAGCCACGGGTGGATACCCAGCGGCTCACCGGTCTCTTCGACCGTGGTCAGCGAACCGACCGTGGTGACGTTGTCCTCGCCGAACACCTCCGACAGGACGTCGCCGTCGAACGCGGCGAGCAGCTTGAACTGGAACTGGGTGGAGTGGTTTTCCTGCGGCGAGTAGATGAGGTCGCCGGCCCAGTCGTAGATGTCGGTGGAGGTGCGCTCACCAGAGGGGCGCAGGCCATCGTCGGCAACATAGCCGAGTTTCGTGAAGTCGGTGGTAGCGCTCGACACACCGACCGGCAGGGTGGTGCCTTCCGCGGCGACCATAATCCCGCCGGTGGCGAGCGGTGCGCCGATACCGATCTTGGCAACGGAGTTACCAGCCATTGTCTGTCCCTTCAGGATTCGCAGGCCCTGAATGGATGGGGCCTCCCTCCGTTGCCGGGGGAAGTTAGATGACCGCGCCTGTCATGAGCAGGTCGACGGTGAACTGATACCGCGGCCCGACGTCCGGGTCCGGGCTGTTCGCGGGGCCGCCGACGGTGACGACCTGGGAGACGAATTCGCCGCTGGACACCTCGCCCTCCAGGGCGTTGGTAAGCGCATACGCGAGCATCGCCAGATCCGCAGCTTCGGTTTCGTTTTCGGCCCAGCATTCGACGAGCAGCCGGGAGTAGAAGTGCACGATGGTTTGGCGGACCGTGCCGATCAGCGACACCCGCACCATGCGGTCCGGCCGGACGGCAGGGACCTTGGTCGCGACCCGCGCGGTCTCGTTGCGGGAGGCGAACTGCGCCTTCATATACGCGACGTAGAACGCTTCGACGCCGACCGCGGCGATGACTTCAGCCACGAGCAGCCCCGAAGTTCCGGACGAGCGTGTTGTGGCGTCCGTTGTCGATGCGGGCTTCTTCGGTGGCGGCGATCACCGAGACCTGCCAGCGGCCCTCGGGGCTTCGCGCACCCTGCTCGCTGGTCATCACATACCCCGCCGCTTCACCCCCGCAGGCCTCCAGGACCGCGCGGCCGCGCGCTTCGAGGTCGCGCACCACGCCGGGCGCACTGCGCAGCTTGTAGAAGGCGTCAGGGTTCCATTCGATCCGTGACTCAGCCATTGATCATCTTTCCCGGCGAGATCACCGTGAGATCCGCGCACGCGATGGTGAGCGTGAGGCCCGGCAGTGGTTCGCCGTGTTCTCCCTTGATCACCGCGGGCTCGGCGCCGGAGAAGTACCAGGGGAACGTCTCACCCGCGATGGTGATCTCACTCGTGTCGAGGTTGAGGATCACATGCTCGGCGTAGCTCATCCGTCCACCCTCTGTAGGTTGATCGGCTTGCGTCCCGCTGGCCGACCGGGGCCGTGGTCGTAGTCCTCGGGAAACCCGATCACCTCGTACTCCTGCCCGTTGAGAACCATCCGGTCGTGCGGGGACACGTTCAGGGAGGAGTCGACGACCATCACCACATCCACCGCGACCCGGTCATGGCCGGCGACTGCGGGTTCCGTGGACGATGGGGACCACCAGATCGCTGGCACGTTCACCGGTTCGGCCCAGGCGGGGATGTCGTTGCCGTGTGCGTCTTGGCCGCCGGTCTCGCTGTACACGCGGTGCCCGGCGGTGTGCTTCAGCCGGAACATCAGCCCGGATCCTGGAGAACGTACCGGCCCAGCATCGACGCGATCATCGGCGGTAGGTCCGAGCCATACGAGCGGGACTCATTGAACGGGCCCCACGCTTCACTGAAGGACGCCGCCATGTCGGGGTTGCTGTACAGCAGCCCGGCGAGGATCAACGCCGCGGTCTTCACTTCGTCCGGGACCGGGTTCCAGCCGTGGGTGTAGGTGATGGTGATAGACCTCGGTGTGGACGGCCAGCACCCGCGATGGATCAGCTTTCCGTAACCGGTCCAGTCGTATTGGGTGCCGACAGTCAACGGGTCACCGTTCACCGCCACCGACGCGACCGCGGTCAACTTCAACGTGGGCAGCCACAGATTCCGGCTACCGGGCCCGTCGAGGACAGCGTCGGTGACGGTGGCCTGGCTGATATCCCAACCGCAGTGGGACCGGATCATTCCGGTTGCGCCCGCCACGGCCAGCGTCGCAGCGTCGGTGTCGAACTCGCCCACGTCGAGCTGCTTCCACTTCCGCAGGTCGTCGGTCGATGCGAGCGGAGCCATCAGGAACGCGCCACCGCGGAGTTGCTGCCTTCGGAGCACACGGCGACCGCCGAGAACGCTCCACCCGTGGTCGCCCCGGAGGTTGTGGCTACCAGGCGCACGTACTGGTTGGTGCCGACGATGTACCCGAACTCGAACACCGTGTCGTCGTTGGCCGCGACGATTGTGGGCAGTGAGCCCTGGCGCCTGGATGCAGGCACCGCCGTCCAGGTGGTGCCGTCCGGCGAGTCCTGCATCGTGATCGCATGCGAGCCATCGGTGATGGTGCCGGTGGACACGATGAACAGGACGGTGCGGAAGTCGTTGCCGTACAGGCCGAGATCGACGGTGGCGCCGTTGACGGTGCCGTTGGTGCGCACCGCCGATGTCAGCGCCTGTTGTACGAGGCAGCGTCCGTACAGGGTCCTACGCATCGTCGCCCTTGTCGTTCTTCTCGGCCTCAGCCTTGCTCGAGGCGGACTTCTCGTCCTTCTCGTCGGCCTTATCACCGTCGTCCGTCTTGCTCTCGGACTTGGCGGGCTCCGCCTTCGGCGCGGCCTTCTTCGCGGGCGCCTTCTTGGCCGGTGCCTTCCTCGGCGGGGTGAGGTCGCGCTGCTCACCCGGCGCGGCGGTCGCGGCCTCGAACACTCCCGGCCGACTGGTCACTTCAGCGAAGTGGCCGCGGTGGGTCTTAAGGATCTGGTCGCCTTCGTCGACTTCCTCCCCGCCGGTGTAGATCCGGTCGCCGGTCGCGAATGCGTTGATGCACCTGTACTTCACGTGAGACTCCTTTGAACCAGGTCGGTCATGTCGTCTGGGATCGGGTAGACCTCGAACGGTTCGGGTGCCCGACTCAGCCACACATCCCGGTCCAGGACGAGATGGATGCGGGGCAGGCCGGTGTTGTTGATGACCGAGTGCCGCGCCCAGTGCTCCACCGGGAACGCTTGCCCGTCTGCTGGGATGAAGGTCTCGGCGCCGCACCACTCCCCAGCCGCAGCGATGGGAATCTGCCAGCGTTCCCGCCACGGCCCGGCGTCACGATGCGGGGCGATGAACCCCTGCGGTTCGATCCTCGACAGCCACGCCTCCTGAATCGGGGCGAGACGGTCGAGGACGAATCCGAAGTGGTGCGCGTGTTCCCAGGGTTGCCCGGCGCTGACCAGCACCACGCGCCGATAGCCGTGATGTACACGGGTCTCGGCGTAGCTGCTGGGCAGCGACCAGGCATCCTCGGGGATGGCGGCTAGGGCTGACTGCAACCGGCCGGGGTCGAATTCCAACCGGTCACCTCCAAATCAGGCAGCAGAAGGCCGTGCGTTCCTGTTGAGAGCTGCGGCGACCTCATCCGGGTATGCCTGGACAACGAATTCGATGAGATCCTCGACCCGCTGCCCTGCTAACTGTGGCTTGACCCACAGCTCCAGGTTCTCGATCCGATTGTCGTGTCTAATGCCATTCTTGTGATGAACATTCTCAAAGTCCGCCAGCAGACGTCCCAGATGTTGTTCCATCACAAAGCGATGCTCGTCGATCCTTCGCCCATCCGGGGCAACCATTCTTACGTAGCCCCGGACGATGCTTCGGCCTTCGCCGTTCGGCTTCTTCTTGCGCCGCAGCGGCCCCGGATCGCCGGTCCTATTCATCCGCTCGTAATGCAGACGGCACAGGCCTCGCGCCCATGTTCCCGACTCGCATCCCTTAACCCAGCAGTGCAGTCTCAGTTGCCCAGCAACACCGGGGTCGCCCGACGCCTGGAGTCGCGCGTAGTGCATCGCGCACAGGCCCTTGGACTTCGCGCGCCCATCACACCCTGCGACTTCGCAATGCTGGTTAGAGCCGCGCTTGCGGCGGTCCGAGATGGGCTGGTAGGACTCGCGGTCCAGCCGATTCGCCCGAATCTTCTTGCACTCCATGGAGCACACCAGCGCCTTACGGGCGCCGCGGCGAATGGCTTGCTGGAACTCTCCGGAGCACTCAGTGCATACGAGTTTACGAACGTTGCTCAACATATCTCCCAAGGGCGAGCGGAGCCTCCGAATTCCCTTGGCGATTCGGAGGCTCCTACCCGCCGTGATCAGCGGCGGGCATGCTCATACTAACAGGAGCTAAGGACCAACTCGGCCTGAACATTACGCACTAGGGTGTGACTACGTAACGTTCAAAATCCGAAAAGCTGAGTCGTTCACCGAGTCTGCACCAACTCGGAAATGAGCGTACCAACCACTCTGGCCAGTCGGACGACCGTTCGCGCCAAAAAGGTGCGGAATGTAACTGAGTGTCGTCCCCAAACGATCCGCGATCACATAGTTGGAGAAGTCGCCGAAGATCAGGACGTAGTTCTCCGCCAGCGCGGTGACGGTGCCGTCCATCGCCTCCGCGACGTAATCCGGGCGGCCGAGCAGATCCCTCGACCGTCCGTCGGCGAGCTGACCCCACAGGGCCGAGCCGCCGTTGGTGTCGAACTGCCGCATCAGGTTGTAGGTGGTGCGATGCCCCAGCCACGAACCGTTCGCCGCGTACCGAGCGGGAAGGGCGCCGTCGAGCTTGTACACGTCGCCGACCGCGAAGGTGTCGGTCGTGGTCGAGGTGACCACCGAGGATGTGCCAGTCAGCGCGGTGACGATGCCCGTCGGCTGGCCCGAACCCGAACCGGTGACGAACGCCACCGCCTCCATCCGGTCCTTCTCGAACGCGATCATCTTCGCGACCTCACCCGCGAGGCCGGTGGCGTCTTCCTGCACCTCGAAGGACTGCGCGACGAACACCGCGCCCTTGTGGACCGGGATGGCCGGCTGGTCGATGGTCGGCGAATCGTCGGAGACCTCGGTAGCTTCCGCGTCCCACGAGCCGGTGACACCGGCGGTGGAGATGCCGTGCCACACGTCACTGGTGACCTGCACGACCCGGGCGATCTTGCGGATCTCGTTGAACGACCCGTTGGCCGCGATGATCACCGTCGGATCCAACTGGAACGGCACGAGGTATCCGCCGTTGGCGTCGGTCAGCGACATCGCGCGCGAAAGGGCCTGCTGTTCGCTGGAGTTCAGCGCCGCCATCTGGCCGCGGGCACGAATCACCTTGGTGAACGCCGAGCTGTACTCCGGGGAGGTGGTGGTGAGCACCATCTCCGCCATCCGGGTGCCCTCGTGGGTCTCGATGAGGTTCGTGGACACCTCACGCACCTTGTCGCTGGCGTGCGGCATCCGCTCGATCGCGTCGAGGGCACGCTCACGCAGTTCGTGGGCGGTGCCGTTGCGGCCGTAGCGGACCTCGCTGGTGTCCCAGGGGTTGCGGTACTTGCCACCGAGGCTGGCGCCGCGGGTGCGGTCGATGACCTCGGTCTCCGCTCGGGCGGGGCCCAGATCGGCATCATCGGCCTTCAGCGGAGCGCCGGTGGCGGAACGGACCTCGGCCAGGGCTGCGTCGTGCTCGAGGTCCAGGCGGTGCGCGTGCACCTTCCGGAACTCCTCGACCAGCGGGCCGACCTTGGCCTGATCCTCCGCTGTCTTCTCGGTCTTCGCCTTCAGGCGCTCCAGTTCGTCCTGGATATCCTTCTCGCGCTGCACCGCCTGCTTATGGGTGAGTTCGACACTCATTTCAGAGTCCTTAAGGGTGGGGTTGATTCCCGCGCCGTCTTGACCTCGTTCAACGCCTGCGTGAACTGCGCCTCGAGCGCAGCCATACGCGCAGCGTCGACATCGTCGACGGGTGCGGGTTCGGGGGATTCCGGCTCGTGCTCCCCGGCCTCTGGGGTGGGTTGCGGCGTGTCGGTGTCCTCGTCCGAGTGCTCAACGGCCACCGGGGTGGTGTCTTGCGGCTCTTCGTCGGACCGCTCCTCAGGGGAGCTGTCGGCCGTGTCCGCGAGGAACACGGCGCGAGCGAGCAGCCTGCGCTGCTCAGGTTCATTCAGCCGTCCCAGGTCGATGACCTTGGAACGGACACTTGCGGAGGTCGCCTCATAGGCCGGCCACACGACCGGCCCGACTTCGGCGATCTTGACTTCCTTCAGGGTGCGCAGCAGCGGCCCGCGGCCCTCGCGGTCATCCCACAGCAGATCCAGGACCTCGTCGGGTTTGACGAGCTTGCCGTCCTTGTCGCGCCACTCATCGCGGACCACCGAGAAGCGGAAGCTCATACCATCGACAGAGCCTTCGGCGATTGCGTCACGGATCGGCTCGACCAGCCAGTTATCCGACAGTCGCGCCTCGACATACAACCCGGAGGTGTCCTCGTGGATGTCGGTGATCCGGCCGATTGGAATGGAGCCGATCAGCGGATGGTGGCCGTGGTCGAACTGGAACCGGGGGGTCTTCTCCCGGATGGACTTCTTGAAGGCGCCCGGCGCGATCTGCTCGTCGAACATTCCCTCCCACGAGTCGATGCGGGTGGGGCTGTTGAACACCGCGCCATAGCCCTCGAAGGTGAGGCCGTCGCCATCGGATTCGCCGTCACGGGTCAGCGTGAACGGGACGGACCTGCAGAGGTCCTCACGCGCCAGGTTCTTGGTTTCCGTCGGCATTCGGTTCTCCCTGAGGTTCGGGGTTGTTGCCCCCTGGCTTCTGCAGCTGCACGGAATACAGCCCGCTGTGCTTGAGCAGACGGAGGTCGTTGGCGTTCACTGCGGCGACCACGGAGTCAGGCAGGTATCCGGCGTCGATGTACTGGCGTATCGTCTGCGCCTTGATCGCGGCGATGTCGGCGGCGTCCTTCTCGTCCTCGCGCAGGAACGGCACGTCGGTGGCGTCGTACCACAGCCGCACCGCGCCACTCTTCGTGCGATCAGTCCGGGGCACGATCCGGTTCAGCGACCCGGAAACGTTCTGCCACAGCGGATGCGCGGTGCCATCCGCCAACCGCCGCCGAGCCTGGCCATAGTTCGAGTAGGTGGCGGCCGCGAGACCCTCGGACAGGCCTACAATCACTGGCGGCACACCGGCGGCCGCGGCGATGCGGGTTTCCCCGCCTCCGCGCACCGACTTGAAGTCGATATCCTTCAGATTCGTGCCGACCACTGTCGCATCAGCACCCGGGTAGAGATGCAGCGTTTTGTACGCGTTCTCGACGCCAGCGTGCTTCTCGGCCATCATCTCCGAGAACCGCTTCACTTTCTCCATGTCGGCACCGGTGTCATGCTTGACCACCATGTTCGGGGTGGCGCCGTTGTCGAAGAACTTCCGCTGATGCCGCGTCATGGCGTGATCGGCCTGAATCTCCCGCAAGATCGGCGTCAGCCAACTCATTCCCGCGAAGGCCGCCAGCGGATCGGGGATCGGCGCGAAATGCGCCACCTCGTCCACGGTGAACGCGACGGAGTCATTGTTCGACGCCGCGCCGCCTTCGGTGTACAGGTACCCCTTCTTGATCCAGCCGACCTGGCCAGTGCCGCGGTTGCGGTTGCGCCCCGTGCTCGGCAGGTACCGTCTCGCGCCGACGATCTCCACCCAGTCCGGCCGCAACCGCACCAGTTCGCCGCCCTGCAGCGTCCAGTAGCTGTTGCCCGCCAAGTCGGCGTCCTGGATCATCCGCGACAGCAAATCCTGGGTGGTGCCGCCTGTCCACGGCTCCTCGAGCACCGCCAACTCTTGCGTACCGAACGTGTCCGACGGTTTCCCGTCGCGCAGGTTCTGCCACCGGAATCGAATGCTGGAGAACACCAACTGGCGCACCAGCATGCACGCGAACACCACACCATTCGACGCGTACGCACCGGACGCGAGGCCAACGAAGTTGCTCGACGGCCGCTCCGTGTCCGTGCCTGCCAGGGTCTGCTGGAGGCCCGTTTGGTAGGTGTATCCGTTGAACTGGAACTGCTGAATCAGGTTCGCGTACTCGTCCCAGGTCATATCCGAGCGAGCGGCGTCCCCGCCCTTCCAGCGGGCCAGCAGAGACGGCATCAGCGCCTACCGCGCATCTCGCTCGGGTCGACCAACAGCACCGCACCGACGATCGCCATCAACCCGCCGGTGATCAGCGCCCACGGCGCCCCAGCCAGCAAGGCGACGCCGGCCACGACCGCGGCGGCACCCACAACGGCGACGAGCAGCCAGATTTGGGCCAGTGTCATTCCCAGAACCCCCAAACCTCTGTCTCGGTCTTCTCTTCAGGTCCATGGGCTATCAGCCCGTGTACGGCCAACGTGGCGGCCACCAACTGGGTGATGTCGGAGTTCGGGTCGGCGCGGTCCCATGCCCACGCGTCCCGCAGGTTGCGTTTCTTCGCCGAACACACCGCGGTCTTCAACGCCAGTGCGCCTTGATGCCGCAGCTCGTCCTCGACGACCGCGTCATAGAACTGGCCGCACGCGCGCGCCATATCCGACGCGCTGGTGGTGATCACATCCACCCCGGCCTCCGTGATCGCGGGAATCAGGCTGGAGGCAGCGGAATAGGCGTCCACGATCACCGCACACGGATTCCACTGGTCGGCAAGCTCCTTCAACCGGGGCGCGATCCACGCGGTGCCAGGGAGCGAATCAGCGTCCCCGCCCTTCTTCGCGGGCACGATCTCGACGTGGATCTTCCAGTCCGTGCGCCGGCCAGCCACAGCGATCGCCGCCACGGACCGGTCCTGCGACAGATACAGCCCGAACGCCACCGGGTCGTTCGGCGTGGACTGCGGGTCGCGCAGGTCCCGCCACTGGTCTGCTGTGATCGTCGGCAGTTCGGCGCCCGCAGGCTCCTCCCACCAACCCATATGCTCCCGAGCGAACTCGATCGGCGGCTCCGATTCGCGGAACGCCTGCATCTTCGCCATCGTGATCCGCCGCCCCAGCGCCGAATTCGCGACCTTCCAGTTCTCCCGGTTGTCCAGCGCGCAACCCTTGGCCTGGCCGTACACGTGCGTGCAGTTCTCGTCCGCGCAGCCACCCTCTGGTGCGCAGTACTCCATGTAGCCCAGCGAGTCGCTACCGCCCACACGGCCGCGGTCCCGGATCGCACGTAGGACCGCTGCTTGCGCGTTCCCCGCTGAAGAGCCGTACAGCACTTGCGAATGCGGCCGCGCCGCCAACGTCGGCAGCACAGAACCCACATGCACCGACTGCAGAGCGAAAGCCTCGTCAAGGATCAGCTTGTCGCCGGTCAGGCCACGCAGACCGCGATGGGTCCTTGCCCGGAACAGCATCCGCTGCCCGGTGGCCAGTTCAATGCTCTCGTCACCGTTGCCGCGGTAGATCCCGTTCGACGGCCCCGGCGCCAACCGCTTCCGCAGGTGAGGGCAATCCTCGATCAACGTCGTGAGGTCGAGGAAGGCTTCCTTCGTCGTGCCCATCTCGTGCGCCGACCACACCACCGTCCGCTCCTCGGTGATGTACAGCCACCCCAGTGCCGCCTGCTTCTTGAGACCGGTCTTCAAGTTCTGACGCGGTGCGACGACGGCGAACTCGAACACCAGCGGCAGTCCGTCGTCGCCGATCGCGAACAGGACATCGAGCGCCATCTCCTGTTCAGGGTCGGGCGCGAACCCCGCCAATGCCGCGAGGTCGGCGACCTCGGGGCCGTAGGTCTCGACGTACGGCGGGTGCGTGAAGTACGTCGGATCCAGGCGCCGCTTAGCCAGACTTGCGGTCACGGCGCAACTTCAACTCGTCGATCGGATCCACCGCGGTGGCTGCGCCCTTGGTCGCCGCGGTCATCAACTCCCGCAGCTCCTTCGACAGCGCCGCGAACGCCGCGCCCGACGCCGCGCTCATCCGCTCCGCAGCGGCCAGCGCCTGCTGGCCGAGCGACGTATCCAACCGGGCCGCGGCTTCCAGCTCGCGACGCACCGCCTCCACCAGCGGATCCGGCTCAGACTCGGCAGTCGACGGCACGACGGCCAGCTCCGGTGCGCGTTGGCTGTCCTTGCGGCACTTCGCCGAGCAGTACTTCGTGTTCCGGGGTGCCGACGCCGCAATTTCTCCGGCGCAGTAGTCGCAGACGCGCATCCGACACCTCCGCTCTCGTGGCTGGTCCGCGGGGGTGAGGGACCGTAAATATTACGGTCAGCCCTCTGACCTGCGGATATGTGGCACCGTAAGATTTACGGCCATTTTCAGCCAGAATACCGCCGTAAATCTTACTGAGTTGCCAAATCGGGCAAGAAATACCTTGTCAAGAGGTTGACATATCCGGGCGTGTCGTGCTACACGGGCCGCCTCATTCGTGAGGGAGAGAGATCGCGACTGGCCGAAAAGAGTCGCGACGTGGCGCTCTCATTCTCGCGGGTACCCCCTCCCCCTATGCCGGATACCCTCGGGGGGTAGGTGGAGTGAGAGATGTTCATCATCACTCCCAAAAAATTTCCGGTATGGCTGGTAAATTTCCGGCGGGGTGGCCGTAAGATTTACGGTCCGATCGGGGTCGGTCTACCAGTCCCGTGAGCGGGGCGGTGGACCGGAAGATTTACGGGCGGCGGCTGAAGATCTTCCACCTGCTCCGCGGTTACAGGATACGTGCTCGGGACCGCGGTAGCGAGTGCGGTCGTTGTCGTCGTGTCCGAGGTCCCATGGTTCGCGTGGCTTGATCGGTAGTTGGCAGCGCCAGCATGTGGCCTTGCCTGCCTCGACGGTGGGGCGTAGGGCTTCACGCTGCTTGCGGTGTTCCCATCCATACCCACGCTCAGCGGTAGTCCTCTTCGCCTTGACTCGTGCCGCTGTGGACCTGGGCCGTGGGGTTGCGCCCTGTTGGTCGTACCACTTCTTGATGGCCTGCTGCATCCACCACGGTCGTTCCCTCTTGGCTCGCTCCATCACGATGTCGCGGCCCGGGTCGATGGTGACGACTTGGGCGCCAGCGAGGCGGTAGCGGTCGAGCAGGGACTCGGAAGGGGTGGAGTGGATGAGGTAGACGTCGCACTCGTGGGCGAGGGTGAGGGCCTTGTCGATCGCGGCTTGTCTCGCTGCTTTGGTGACAGCCTTGACGGTCTTGGGGTGGTCGTGGCTGTCGGGGTTCGAGTCTGGGTTGAGGGCCAGTGCCAGGCGGTCGTAGTCGATGACCACATCGTTTGGTTTGGCTTGCTCCCTGCACCATGTGCTCTTACCTGCTGCGGGTGGGCCGATCACCACGTACAGCACGGGCAACCTCCACCGGAAGATCTACGACACCGGCCGCCATTCGGACTCGTGGCGCTCGTATAGACGCTCGATGGTTCCGGTGCCACGCGCGACCATCCGAGCGTCATCCTCATCATGGACGAACACCGCGTGGCCGTCCGCGCGGCGAACCCGGTAGCGGCAAGTGGCGTTCCATTCACCCTGTCCGTTCTCAAGCCAGGACAGGTGCGCGATGATCGCGGCCACATCGGCCGCTTCCCATATGACGTACCGGAGGGTGTCGTCGTACAGCCCCTCGCGGTCTGTCTCAAGACCGATGGGGTACGAGGTACCCTTCTCGTCCATCTCATGCTGGCGCGCGAACAAGTTCCCTGAACCAGACGATGCCGGGCTACCGAGGCTTTTCAGGAAGAAGTCGTTCATGCCCTCGTTGTCGCCAACGAAGATGTCGGTCGGGCCATCCGGCCACCCACGGCCTGCGGAGTACTCGGCGTACAGCGTGCCGGGCGGCATTGCCTTCAGCTCGGCCTGGCTGACAATCCTCATGACGTCAATCCTGCCGGACGAACAACCTCAGCCGACGGCGAGGCAGCGGCGATGGGCGCTACTCCAACGTGATCCAGTGCGACCGGCGCGTCCACGTACAGGATGTCCGCCACCACAGGACGGTTCGAACTCGACTCCGTGGTGTAGAAGCGGATCCAGCCGCCATCCCGGTGTTCGATCGCCGCGGCACCGTCGAGAGCACCGTAGGTGATTCCTGGGGTGTCGTAGCCCTCGAGGTAGCGGGTGATGTCGTCTATGGCCTGGGTGAGGTAGGCGCTGGTGGGGCCGAAGAAGGCGATGCGCTTGCCCATCAGCATCTCCCACGCCAAGCCGGCAGCGACGATGCGGTTCATCGGTCGGCCCTGTCGAGCGTCAGGGGAACCTTCAGCCAGTGCTCACAGGGCGGCTCGGGTGAGGTGGACCGCACAATCGCGAGGTGGCAGCCACGTTCGGCTAGTTCACAGGCGTCCCGGACGTATCGGTACGCGGTCGTCTCTCCACCCGTCGGCAGGTTCCACTCCGCCACGGCGTCGCAGCCGCAGCGCAGTTCGGCGGTGCCGAGCGTTTGGACCACCCGGTCCACGACAACCCGGTCCTGCCGATGGATGGCGATACTCGCGCACCGCATGGACAAGTACATCTTGCCGCCGAACTCTGCGATCAATGCGCCGGGTCGCATCAGCGCCTTGTCCGCTTCGTCCTGCTCGTGTTTCGCTTGTTCGTGTGCGCTCAGCAGGAACCGCTCTGCGGCGGCGACTTCCTGCTGTGCCCGTGCCAGCATGCGCTCGGCGTAGGCGATTCGGTCGTTGGCGTTCATGGTTCGCAGGCCTCTTCGTCAGCGATGGGGGTTATGCCGAGCCGGTGCTCACAACGCCCCACAGGAGGCGGGGCAGGAGGAAGTCGTTGTAGCTGATGACGGTCCACAGCAGGGGAAGCAGGGCGGCCATGTGGTTCTCCTAGGCAGAATCGGGGCGAAATGGACGAAACAAACCGGCTGATTGAATGCGATCAGCACGAATGCGGCAATCTCAGCCGATGTGGATGCGTGACACCCTGATCAGGAACTGCACGAAGCGCATGGTCACGGTGTCGAGGAAGGCGCCCAGGCGGTCACGCATCGCCGTTCTCCTCCACGTGCTTGCTCGACAACCACGACAACGCCGCCACCAGCGCGGCCCAATGGGACGCGATGACGGCGTAGATCGACAGGTAGGCGATGTAGGCGATGGATTCCTTCCACCACAGGACAGTGGGAGGAACCTGGGCTACGAAGACCAGCAGCAGGATCCCATTCATCCAGATCTGCGTCTTCGGCGAAGTGATCGCCTTCACCGCGGGGTGCATCATGCCACCTGCGGTTTCTCTGCACTTTCCTGGGCGTTCTTGCGGATCACCTCGACGTCTTCGGTGAAGAACGTCAGCGTCACGCTGCAGAGGGCGTCGGGCGCGTCGAGGTTCTCGACGGTCGGCCCCTTCTCGTCGATCAGCCAGGGGAATTCCTGACCGTCGACGATCAGCTTCTTCTTGGGCTGCTCCACCACCTCGACGTCGTTCGGGAAGAACGTGACCGTCACGGAGGGCAGCTTGGGTGTGGGTGGGAGGTTGTTGATGGTCAGCCCGTCTTCGCTGATCAGCCACGGGAACTCAAGGCCATCGATGAGCAGCTTGCGCTGATTGGGGTCCAGGGTTACCAGGTTGGCGATTTCCGGCATCAGTTGGCCTCTTCTCGGTGCTCAGATGGCGCTGTGCCGCAACAGCCGGTGATCTCCCCGGTCCGCTTGTCCCGGAACACGGTGGTGCGGCTGTTGGGCAAGTGGATGGCCTCGAACTCCACCTGAGGAGGTGGGAGTGGGTAGAGACGGTCGGCCCAGCGGCGGAGGTAGCGGGCCAGCCAGTACTTCACCGTCGCCCCTCGGCGTTCATCCAGCGAAGTTCCTCCACAGCCCTGCCCGCCATGTCCGGGTCGGGGTTGGTGAACGCCTCGCGGGTGAGCTTGTCGCGCTTCTGGTCGTCCATGAGACGCATCTGGGAAAGCAGGACGTCCTCGAAGTGCTCTGCAAGCCCTGTGTAGTCCTCTGCGGGCTCGCTGGGGTCCGCAAAGAACTCGCGGTAGCCCAGAGGCCGGCGGAACCACCATGGTGTCAGGGGCGGGTCGAGGGCGTCGGCCCAGCGGTGCAGTCGGATCGCCCTGAGCGCGCGACCTGCGCGGCGCTTGGCTCGGCGTCTCAGCGAGGACAGGCGGACTCGGAGGCTCGGTTCGGGCTCGAGGTCGTCCTCGTCGTCCCAGTCGCTCACAGCGTCTCCTGGCCGCGATGCCGAGCAGCGCGCCCCCGGATCGCCGTCGCGCAGGCCATATGCTGCGCCGACAGGTTGGCCGCCAGCGGGCCGTCACACAGGTCAGCCAGCTTCTCCAGGTACTCGGCGATGGCGTCGCACTCCAGCGCGGCCACTTCATGCTCCCGTGGCGTCAGGTCCGGGAAGGTCACCACTGCCACACGCCGATCGGTGCCGTATAGACCGCCTCCAGCGTCCGCAGGGGGGCGGGATGGAGCAGGAGACGGATAAGGGAGTACAGGTCCATCAGGGCTCCGTTCCGAGCGGTTGGGTGCCGTCGGCCATCACAGCGGCAGCGTTGAAGCAGTCGCCGTACATGAGTGCGACGTCCTGGATGACCGGCTGGAGGTGCTGCACCATCGCGGCGCCGAAATGCCGATCCCGGAGCAGCGACCAGCCGATCAAGTTGCCGACCTCCTCGACCGCGTCGGATACGCGCTGCTCGACGGTGCTCAGGTCCATCAGGGGCTCCTCGCGGCCGGAAAAAAGGGTGCAGCAGCGCCGGTGACCTTCGAAAGGTGTTGGCAGGTCCTTTGACCACCCGGTCTTACCTTGCCGAGACTGCTACGAGGGGCCGCAGCGCGTGGCCCTGGCGCGGCTGCGGTGCACCAGGGAGCAGCGAGGACGTCGAACCTCTTACGCGCTGCGACGGAATGGAGCCGATCGGCTCACCTACGTGCTGGACGGGATCGGCATCGCCCGTCGGGCTCGTTACTCGTCTCGCGGCCCCGAGGGGCTCGTGCCCAATTCTTCGCGCCTGTTCCCCCGCCGGAAGAATATCCGGTCTTACTGTCCAGCCCGCAGGTCAACCGACCCAATTCCCCCGCTACGCGTAGCGTAACAGAGCTACTGTCCGTAACAACTTAGCTGGCCTTCGCGTGCCGTTCCCGAATCGGGAGTTGCAGGTGGGCGTCCAATACGTCGCCAACGAGGAACAGCATCCAATCGGCCCGCCACGGTCCGGGTACCGGTTCCACGAGTCCCGCGTCCTTCAGGACGAATACGCGGCGGCGGGTGAGGTGTCGATACTCCTCGCCGAGTTCCTTCGCCAGGGTGGCTATCCCGTTGGCGTTGAGCCGCAGCGCACGCGCGCGGTCGTGCTGGGCTTCGTCGATCACGATCGGCTTGGCGGGTGGGCACACGATCCACTCAGCGGCGCGCACGGCCTCCTGAATCTCCCCCAGGGCCGTTTCCGCACCCTCGGTCATGGCCAAGGCCACCAGGTTCCGTTCGAGCCACCGCGCGACGCCTGGCGTTGATGTGGGGCCGTCGTAGGCGATTGCTCGCTGCTCGCAGACCAGCCGCACCCAGCCGACGAGAGCGTTGTGCAACTGATCGGCGATCTCGGAGGCGCCGACGTGATACGGGAGTGGTTGCTCGGATGGCCGGCGAGGTTTGCGGGAGCGGCCTACTTCGCCGAGGCGGGCTTGCTTGGTGACCGCAACGCCGAGTTCGGTGGCCAGTTCGGGGATCTCACGAAGGACGCGGCGGAGCACTTTGAGGTCGTGTCGAGCGATGAACATGTGATTCGGGTTGTCCAACATCCGCACGTTGCCCATGGATAGCAGTCTATCGATCTTCGCCGCCGAACTCGAGTCGCCGCACAGCGCTCAGGCCGCCCCGTGAAAGGACGGCCTGAGCTGCGTGGATCAGAACGGCCAGTCGGCGTCTCGGCCGCGCTCCAGCAACGGGATCATGTCGAATCCCTTGTCGGTCAACCCACCGAAGGTGTGCCGGTTCGGTCCGCCGGTGTGGCCGTGCTGGTAGCCGGCGAGGTTCCAGGTGTACAGCGGCACCGAGGCGGGCAGGACCGTGCCCGGGTCGCCACCCCAACGGGAGTTGGTCTGCTCGTCGGTCAGGATCACCACACGGTCGTGGCGGTCGAACGTCGCGCGGGTAGCGCCTGCGGTGTCGGTGCCGCCACCGATGAAATACCCGCCGGTCTTCCACCGGTCGATGGCCTTCAACAGCGACTCCCCCGGCTGGAGGTCGAAGCGCTTGCCGAAGTTGGAGTAGGAGATCGTATCGGCGTGCGCGCAGCGACGAGCCAGGGCGAGACCGAACACCACGGCGGCGTCCCAGCGCATCAGGGTGCCGTCCTTGCTGAACACCGAGTGCATCGACCCGGAGGTGTCGATCAGGATCAGCGTCCGGCCAGACAGGGCGGGGATGGTGTTCACCGCGGCGTCCAAAGCCTGCTCGAGCGGGTAGCTCCAGCGCAGAGACGGCGCCGCCCGGTAGGCGGACAGGAACCGCATCGGCAGTTGCTTGGACTCCGCCACTTGCTCGGCATCGGACAGGCGCGCGGCGACCTGCATTGCCACCTTGTCGGATACGGCCGCCTGGTCGAAGTTGCGGAGGTTCCGCAGCAAGGCCATGTAGCCCATGGACGGGATGATGGACTCCCACAGTTCCTTGGTCCACGGCCCGTTCACCAGGGACGGCACCGCCTCCCAGGTGATGCCCGCGTTCCCGAGGTGTTCTGCCAGATCCCCGGTCTTCGCCAGCTCGTGGATCGTCTCCGGCGACAGTGTGCGCAGGTCATGGTTGGCACACAGCACCTTCAACGACTCGGGAATCGCCAACCCCTCGATGCCGATGCGTGCCTCGATGGCGTACTTGAACAGCGCCGACTGCCACTCCGCCTTCGGGTCGACGTGCGCGAGCTGGATCACGTCGGCGAACCGCACGCCCCGCGAGTCGCTGTCCCACTTCAGGTAGGAGCGCTCGTTGTACAGGCGCGCAGCAGCGTCGGCCACCCCCCGCTTGACGGGCTTGGGGAGCTTGCGGCCGTAGTGGGTGTGCCAGTATCCGATGAATTCGCCGGGCTCGTCGGCACGCTGAAGGACCGATGCGACGATGGCGCGGCTACCTGTCTGCCCTGCCTCCAGGCATGCCTTCGCGGCCTCAGCAGCCAGGACGAGGGAGGCGCTGCGCATGTTGGCTTCGGTGCGCAGCCAGCGCGCGAACCGGGACAGCCAATCGAAGTCGGTGACGGCGAGCTGCCGGACCAGGGTCGAGTATCGCGAATCCCGCTGTCCTGCGGTCTCGTAGAAGGTGTCTTCGCCGACCATGTTGGTGATGGCGAGAAGGAAGAGTTCCGAGCGGGCGTCTCGAGCGAAGCCGGCGCCACCCTCGTGGGTGCGTCTGGTCGCTGTCGCCTCGGTGGCGATCGGTCCCCTGCCTACCGGCCGGGCCGTCGCGACGTTGAACTTGGCCATGCTGCAAATCCCTTCAATCGAAGGGAAGCACCACGTCAGAGTGGAGCGTGAGGCCTGAGAAAAGATCGACGAGGGACTATTGCGATTGCTCTACCGCCTGAGCTACAGCAGCAAGCTGCTGGCGGGACTCGAACCCGCGACCCATCGATTAACAGGAAGTAACCCACGTCTACGCACCAGGCCTCACGCGAGGTGCTGTATCGCCCGAGAAAATACGGTCCGGAGAAGTGCCTTAGGCCACTCAGCCACGAAGGACAGCCGAAGCTGTCCCCGGCGGGATTCGAACCCGCGTTTCTTTGCAAGAAGTAACCCCAGTCCAACGCACCGGGCGATGCACACACTCTGAAGTTTGTGCTTCCGAGAAATTAGCGTCCGGGGTACGGATCTCATCCCAAATGTGAAGTAACCCCAGACTTCCGCACCGGAAGTAGGTCTCACTGTAGCGGATCGCGGCGCCGATCTCGAGTCGACGCGCAAGCAGGTCAAGCCCCCAGAACGCAACTAAGCCCACCTCGGGAAAGGTGGGCTTAGGGGGTGCGCCGGTTGCCGCCGTCGCGATGGCACGTACCAGGGTGCGGGGTCCACGATAGCTGTTGCCGCCGACAAACTCGAGCCCCCGGAAAGCACCAAGGCCACTCCGCTAGAAGGAGTGGCCTCAGGGAGACAAACCAGCGGACGCGGTGCTGATTGCATTGTCGGGGTAGACAGTAGCGGATCAGTCCGACGAACTCGAGTCACTGCCCGGCCAGACTCCAGGGCGCACATGGATGGACTCGAAACGGTCGAACTCGTCGACCTCCACCTCCAATGCCGCTGGGTATCGTTTCCCGTCGTACGGGTCTGTGACCGTCACCAACACATCCCCGTGAATCGACTGGAGCTTCTGCAACGCCTCGATAAGGTGCGACAGCCGCGTCTGTGCGCTCACGGCTTCTCCGTCTCGTCGGTGGGCTCGGGGTAGATGGAGGCCAGGGCTTCGGTGAAGAACTCCGCAGCCGCATCCACGCCACACCGAAAGCTGTCGTAATCGATGGCACCCGAGTAGTGATCCTCGAATGTCTTCGGGTCGCGGATATCGGCGATCACCTTCCGTATCGCCTCCACGCGCCTCAATGTCGACTGCGGGTCCTGGCGGGCGAAATGAGCATCCGACGTCATAGCGACACCTTGAGCCACTTTGGCCCGCATCCAGATCCACGGCGCGTCCGATGGGTCGTCGTACGGGAAGTCGGCCGCTGCCCGTGCGAGTTGTTCGTCTCGGTCGAGCCCGGCACGCAGGCGGGACAACGGGGCATCAGAGGAGCCGGACACGGCCAACCTCCGCCCGCTTCGCCACGTACACGCAGTCGATGCCGGGGATGTGCCGCACCACCACCCCGTACGCCTTGGTGACACCGGCCAGCACGCCCTCAGGCACCAGCAGTTCGAACGAGTCGTCTGCCGTCGCGGTGTGCAGATCCTCCAGGATGGCGAGGGCGGGCGCGATCTGTTCGAGGTCGCTCGGTTTGTCGCTCATGCCTGCGATCCTTCCCCGGCGCGCGCCCACTCGGGGCGGTAATCCGGGTGGTCGGACCAGATCGCTGCGAGTGCCACCTGATCCCGGTCCCAAAGGTCATACACGCGGCGCGGGACCGCAAGCAGCTTGGTTGCTGTCTCCTCCGAGCGGGACATGACGCTGCCGAAGCTGGCGGAGCCGGGCCCGGTGCCGCGCCGATCCATCTCGGCATTGAACAGGGCTCGCCTGATGGTCTCGAGGTCGGCGGCGCGCTCGGTCAGTCTCGCCTCGATGAATTCCTCGAGGATGGGCGGCTCGGTAGCATTGGTCATTGGCTGAATCCCTCTTCTCGTCGTGCAGATTCGGTCTGTGGCCGGGGTGTGTCAGAGCCCCCGGCCACGCTCAATTTTACCAGCTCACAAGGCATTTCACGGGACTCAGCCGCTGGTCTTACCCCTCCGGATCCGGTCGAGATGCTGCCGGGAGTACATGCCGCGTTCGACGAGCATCTTCTGGGTACCGCGCGGGCCGTTCTTGAGGATCTTGCGGATCCAGTCATGCTCTTCGCGCAGGGCCTCTTTCCATGCCTCTTCGGCTCGGGCGGCGTTCTCCCGTAGCTTGTCGAGCTTTGCCATGGCCTCCTCCAGGTCATCCATGGGGGCGATCGTAGCCCCCGGGTTACATTGCCTCCTTTAGGTTACTTTATGACTCCCAAGGGTTGCAATTGACTCCCCCGGGTGTCATGCTTGAGGTACACCGCAGGACAGTCAAGGAGATACAGATGACCGCTACCCGCGAAGACCTCACGGCCCTCATCGCCACCCGCCCCGCCGCCCTGCTCATCAGCGACCTCGACATCCTCGCCATCACCGCAGCGCTCCGACCGCTCGACAAGGCCGAGAAACTCGTCCGCAACGTCATCATCGAAACCCTGTACGACCGCGACCCGGAGATTGCCGCCGCGTACAACGCCTGGATCGACGGCCTCGACAGCGAAGAGGACGCGATCGACGTCGTAGTCCGCGCTGCCCGTCAGCTGCCCGCCTAGTCGTTTGCGTCGCGCCCACGCTGTGGGCGCGGTGTTGACCACTAGACCTGATTCCGGGCCAGCCACAGCGACGTGTGCAAGTGGGGAGCAACGGCGCTCCCCGCGCCAAGGCCCACACCGAGGAGGGGCCGCGCGGGACTGGCGATTAACCGCGCGCCCCCTCCTCGTCGTCCCACAGCTCGGTGTTGAGCACGTCCAGGATCTGCTGGCACACGATGTCCCGCAACGCCGTGAACGACTCCTCCGGTCCCCAGCTCTCGGCCTTGTCCGCCCAGTGCTCGGCGATCTTCAGGATCTCTCCCACGATCTCCGCTCGAGCGCCCTCCAGGGTCTCATCACATGGCCATTGGTCGTCGATCTCCTCGTCGGCTTTGATGCGGGTGCGGATTCTGTCGTAGACGGTCACGCCGCCTCCTCCGTCAGATCGGCCACCGTGATCCACACTCCCGGCCCACATCCCGGATCAGCCAGGCGCTTGTTCGCGGTCAGCTCCACAACCTGCGCATCATCGGAGAACGCCACGCCCGTAAGGGCATCGAGTATCGCGCGGATGAGCTTGTCGATATCGGGCCGCTTCGTCGCTGCGGGGGTGCGGGTTTTCGGGGCCGATTTGGGCCGTGGAAGCACGAACGTCAGGTCCACCGCCACCGGGCCGTCCATCAGCGTCAGGCCGTGCTGGTGGGCCGCCAGGGCTACACGCTCCCGCCACGGGCCGACCGCCTTGGATTGCTCGATGAGGATGCCGCGCCCGACATGGCGCTTGCTGCCTTGTGGCGCTGGGGTGCCGGGGACGAACAGGCGGGCGGTCACTGCTCCGGCTCCTTCCAGTCCGTCACCAGCCGAGTACGCCGCAGCGTTCCGCGCCCGATGTACCGGCCCTCAACGGACGTAGGCAGGAGTCCCGCCGCGGCGAGGGCATCGACCAGGGCGGCCGGATCGACATACCCGTCCACCATCAGCTCCGGAGACGACGCCGACTCGCACTCGGCGCAGCACCGGTAGGTGACGGGCTTCAGGTGTTCGACCACCACAGCTACTGCTTGCGCACGGATCTGATCGGCGGTCACAGCTGCACCTCCTGGATCTCACGCAGGACGATGGCCGGGAGGGCGAGGTCGTATGTGCCGACGGTCCCAGCGGGTGTTGCCCACTCGGATCGATAGCCGTCGTCATCAGTGACGCCGGGCGCGAACTCGGTGATCTTGAGTGCGGACACGCCGGCGTCGGTCACCACCATCGACCCGACCGGTAGGGCGTCAACGTTGATCAGGCGGGCGTCGACGCGGGGACGCTGCGCAGCCTCCAACTCGGCTACGCGTGCCCGCAGCGCTTTGTTCTCAACCACCGCGTCCTTCCAGCGACGGCCGTCCTCATCGGCCGACCGCATGTAGTTCCCCAAGATCTTCGGCAGGTCGTTCGGATGGAACCAGGACCCCTCCACCAGCACCTCGTCGTCCGGGTTGCGTTGGGCGGCCAGCTCATCGACGCGCTGGCGTTGCGCCTCCAGTTCGGCGAGTAGCACGGCGAGGTTCTGCCCGGCCCACAGAGCGAGATCGAACGCACGGTCGGTCGACGGAGATTCCTCGAGGGCAGCGAGTCTCGCGCGCCCCTCTGCGATCAGGTCACGTTCGGTCATCGGGTCTCTCCGTTCTCGGGCAGCACGTGGTGGGCGCAGCGCCATGGGTTCTTCGAGTAGTGGGCGAGGACCTCGGCCTCTTCGCGGCGGTTGCCGGCAACGAGCCAGGCATCCTCGACGCAGCCGATGCGCGCGCAGCGGTAGTGGATCCGGTACTCACGTCGACTCACTGACCGTCTCCGTTCTCGGGCAGCGGGGACCACGGACCGGCCCACACCAGGCGTTGCCGGGCAGCGTCCGCCGGCTGTTCGAACACCTTCACCGCTCGACGTCGCGCCGCGTCCGCGCTGACGACATCGCCGTGCACGAAACTGCCGTACTGGACGCCGTACTCGATGGACACCTCGGAGCGAGGGACAACCAGGAACTCGGCGAGGATCTCGTCGGCGAGAGCCTGCGCGCTCAGCTGCCACGTTGCCCCGGCTCGTGCCTTACCCAGCTTCCGCGCCAATGCTTCTCGGGTGTCGCTCATTCGCTGGCCCTCGCCTTCTCGGCGTCGAGTTCCCGCTGCCGGGCACGCGTGTCGCGCATCTGCTCCTGAACCATCCCGTCCTTGACGCCCTGCTCGTAGATGTCACGCGCGAGCTGGTGAAGCGACCACACACCGGAGTTGTCCAGTGGGGTCCGGTTCTCGTAGTCCTTGGCGGCGCGAAGCTCTGCGCTGACGTACCGCTCGACAAGGTCGATTACCTCGCGGGGTTCGATCCAGTTGTCGCTCATTCGGCGTCTCCGTTCTCGGTCGGGATGCGCAGGACTTCGATCGAGCCGGTGCCGATCAACTCGGCCGAGCTGTCGATCGGGTCACCGTCGAGCACCTGCCACCAACCGCCCATGCCGTCGTAGCGTTGGGCGACCTGGCCAGCGGAGGTGATGACGACGGCGCCGGCGGGGAGTCGGTCTGCCTCGGTCGGGTCGGTGATCGCCTGGGCGGGTGGGCGCCAGCCCGAACGGATGACGCGCCCAGCACCCTGATGGGCGGCGTAGTCACCAATCCCAGGGGTCCCGGCGAGCAGGGCGGTCAGGGTGTCGCGGTCAGTCATCGGTGGGCCTTTCGGCGATGGCGTAGGTGGGGCCGGTCGATCGCCCGGCCACTCGAAGGTGGCGTCCGGGCATGCGGTTTGCGGGATGAAGCCACGGTGTCGGCCTGCGTGCCCCTGCGGGAGTGCGCACCAGACGCAGATATCGGTGAATGGGGCGGTGGCCGTCGCGCCGCAGCGCGTCGTTTGCCCGCCTCCTGGCGTCTCTGCCGCGCTAACGGTGGGGGTCTGGTGTCTCCGGGTGGTCTGAGGGCTCACAGAGCCTCACCGCCCATCGGCTTCGGCGCCTCGGTGCCGCGCTTCTGGCTCAACCCGTAGGCGCGATCCACCTTGTCGAGGGCGCGGCTCAGCAACGCCGCGATGCGTTCCTCCTCGAGGTCGCCGTACCGGACGAACCGCTCCTCCTCGGTCACGTCGACATCGCCAACTTCCGACGAAATCGAGATTCGAACCTGGGTCACTGGTTGTCTCCGATCTGGGATTCCCCATCAGTGGGGATGGTTTCTTCAGCGGTGGGAATGCCTTCCCGTGGCTGGCTGTCTCGGTCGCCGAGGATCTCGTTCACCCGCTGCATCCACCGCGTCACCTTCGCGATGTCCGCATGGAACTGCGTGTGCTTGTCCCGGTCGATCACCTGGGCGCCGCAGATGCGGCACACGATCGGGCCACGAGGGGGCGTAGAGGGGGCTGTGTGGCTCTCTGCGGGCTGAACGGGGGCGGGTTGGGGTATCCGGGTGATCCGGATAGGGCGGGAGGGTTGCTGGCTCATGACGCGCTCCGGGCAGTTTCGTAGTAGGCGGGGTCCGCGGGCATCCACGGCAGAATCGGGGAGTACTGGAGTTGGCTCGGCCACGACCGCTCCTCGCGGGAACCGCGCCAGGACACGACGTCCACCAACTCAGCGCGGCCCTTGGCGGTGTCGTTGTCCGAGCGGCGCAGACCGAACCCGAACTCCGGCCAGCGAAGCCACATGCTCGACCCGATCGGCGCCATGTTGCGGCGACCGTCACCGGTAGTCGACTTCCCGGCGTGCGCCTCGGTGAGCAGTGCGAAACCGTGCCGCTCCCTGAGTCCGTCGATCACCCACGCGATCTCGCGAGCGGGCTTCTCGTCGTTCGGGTTCTCGTGGTGGAGCTTGTACAGCGGGCCCAGCACCAGCAGGTCCGGGGCGAAGGCGCTGATGGTGCGCTCCAACCAGGCGGTGTCCGCACCTCCCAGCAGGTCGATGCCGGCCGGACGAACCTCCAGCGACATGTAGTCGTTCCAGTCCATCGGCGAGACACCCATGTTCCGGCGCCGGTGGTCGATGGTGGAGAGCATCTTGCGGAACTGGCGAGCGGACTGCTGCGGGGAGTTCTCGCAGTCGACGTACAGGACGCGGGTGTGGTGGTTGCCGGACCCCAGAAGCGCTGCGGTGAACGGGTGCATCCCCGCGGCAAGGGTGCAGGCGATCTGCCGACAGGCCACGGACTTGCCGCCGCCTTCCGCTCCGGTGATCACCACGCGGTCCATGCGCTCCAGCAGTCCGGGCACCAACCAGTCGTGTTCCTGGGAGATCGACTCCAGGTAGTCGGCGATTCCCTGCGGCGGTTGGTAGTCCAGTTCCCCCGCGGTCCGCTCGGCCTGGTCCAGGGCACGCCGCATCTCGCGGATGTGCGCATCCAAGTCGAGGCGATCGACCCCGCTCTCCCATGAGGAGTTCGTACGTTGCAGCAGACGACCAGCCGCTGTGTTCAGTTGCCGCGTGGCAGCCAGCCCCTTGATGCGCTCGGCGTGGACCGCCGCCGCCTCAGGCAGCGCGGCGTGCGCGTGGCAGCTGAGCACGAACATCGGGTCCACCTTGACGGGGACGAGTCCGCGGTTGGCCGCCTCGACGAGCACGGTCTCCGGGTCGATCGGCTTGCCCGCAGTCATCATCCCGGCGACCACTGCCGCGAGGTTGCGGGTCGTGTGGTGGAACCAGTCGTCGGGACCGATCGCCAGGAACGTGTCCCGGATACGGTCGGGCGAGGACATCGCCGTCCCGAGCAATGCCCGCTCGGCGGTCATGTCGTAGGCGATAGGCGCGCCGTCGTTCACTCCTGCCAATTCGCACCCCGAGCGCGACGGATGAGCTGACTGACGTGACCGGGCATGATCCAGCGGGTCTGGTCGGCGTAGTGCTCGTGCACGGCGTTGACGGCCTCATCGAAGGTCCAGTTGCGGCGACGGGCGGCTTCGGTCCACACCATGATCGAGCTTTCGTCGATGTCGCGGCCGTCGTATCGGGTGACCACCTGCAACAGGGTCACGATCTCGTCATGGGTCATGCCAAACCTCCAGGGATGGCGCGCAGTTGCGCGGGAGTTTCAGTGGCCTGCGAGGGCCATGCGCGCCTCATCAGGTCGGGGTCTGTGTTGCGCTTGGCCTGCTCGGCGGCGGCAATGACGGACTCCCTGTCGGCCGACGTGGCGCGTGCATTGCCTCGGCGCGGCGGCAAGGGGTCGTCGGTCCACCGCTCGGCGTTGAGCCATGTCGACGCCATCGCCGTGTAGGCGGGGTCTCGATTGGGGTCGGCCTCGTAGCGGCGAGCGCCGTCGACGATTGCCTGCGGGCTGGCCTTCCGCGTCGCCTTAACCCAAGCCTTGATGGCGGCGCCCTTGCCCTGCCGCCGCGGGTATGCGGCCCAGAACTCGGCGAATCCAGGAGGCTCGGTCACCTTGGCGGCGGTGGACTTCGGCGCGGCGTTCGGCGGCGCAGCCGGTGAACAAGTCTCTTCCTGTTCCTCTGTTCCTCTGTTCCTCTGTTCCCCTGTTCCAGGCGCGAGGGCTCCGGAGGATTCGCGAGGACTCGCGAGAGACTCGCCGATCGTGGAGTCTTTGTAGTTCATGGAGCCGTCTGGCCTGGGGAAACGCCCCCGGGTCGGCTTGTCGATGCGCTGGAACGACTCCCACCACGACAGATACATCAGTCGGGTGCCGTCGGACTCGTAGCGGTGAACGAATCCCTTCTGGTGAAGCTCGGAAATAGCTTCCGAAACCCTCGCGAGAGTTCGCGAGGTCTCGCGAACCATGTCGCGGGGAAACACGTCGGCCACGACCAGGGCTACGTCGTCCTTGCCCACGCCGTTGTCATCCACGTAGGACTCAAGGCCCTTGAGAACCAGGCGCGCATCCCACGACAGGTCCGCGATCCGCTCGGAGCGCCAGAACTCGGGCTTGGTACTGCGGATCCTCATGGCACCTCCGGGATGCGTCCGGCAGCGTCGCCGGAACCGAGATAGGGCGGGCACGACGCGGCACGGCGGATGGCTCGGCGCACTCCAGAGGAGGACATGCCGATCGCCTCGGCGATCTCGTCGGCGGATAGTCCGTTCGCATCGGCGAGCAGCAGGTAATGCGCCTTACTCAAGGCGATGTTCTGCTCTTGGCGACGGATGTGATCGAGCATCTCGACGATGTACGTTCGAGGCTCGGAAACGCCGATTTGGGGATCGGCACGCGAAGGGTGCCCAGGCAGAGATATCCTCAACTCAGGGCCTCCTTTCCAGTTGCAGTGGAAAAGGGGGTTCTAGGCCCTGGGGGTACCGGCGTTGGCGCGCCGCCCGGGGCCGTCTTCAGTTCTGGCCTGATTTTACCGAGGATTCGCTGGGATCTCGAGCCGCCACACCCGCCGGATTCGAACGAATGTGTGAGTCCCACAACGCATTCAGCACCCATGCGGCATCTCCCCGATCTCGAACAGCCCCGGCTCATCCCAAGCCACCCGAGGCGCATCCGTCAGCGCCACGACCTCCACCCGCAAACCGGCGATCCGCGCCCGGTCCACGCAATCCCACGTGCCCCGTGACAGCGACCGGGCACCCGGCAGCGGGAACGCGAGGACGAGGTCGGCGCCGAGGTTGACCATCCGCCGGTTCCGCAGCGGACCAGCAGCTTTGCCGAGCCGGTGCCAGTCCGCGGGGTACACCTCCTCCACCGCGCGGTAGTCGGGTTCGCAGATCGGCAGGGAGAACCACGTGTGGGCGAAGTTGTCGGCGCCGGTCGGGCAGCCGCCGTGCACGACAGTGACCGTGCCACCGTCCGGCAGGTTCTCCGCGATGGCCATGGCGATGGACTCCCACACGGCGTTCTCGTCGGGCCATTGACGGGAGCCGGTGATGAGGAGACGGAAGGTGTCGGTCACGCCGCCCCTCCTTCGATCGGGGAGACGGCCAGAGAGGACAGCAACTGGCGGCCGATCCATGCGGTGTACGCCGGGGGAATGGCCTGACACAGCTCGTCGCCGCTCATCCAGTCGATGCCCAACCCCTCCGGGCCCACATAGGTACCGACATCCCCGGTGATGGAGACGTGGTCCCCCGCCGCCCATCGCAGGCGCCGCTGCTTGGTCGCGGTCTTCTTGCGGTGCGGCAGAACATGCGGCGGAGCGACGAGAGGCAGGTTGGACTCGAAGCGACGATGCCGAATAGTGCGCAGACCGAACATCTCGCCGCACAACACGATCGACTTACCCTTGATCAGCGGCGCCGACATGACGTTCTCGATCACGTACGGCCTGCCGATGATGTCCAGCGCCGCCCTCGTCGCCGCGACGAGGTCCGGGTACTCCTTGTGTGGATGCAGCGCCCCCAGGGGCGTGTACGCCTGGCAGGGGGGCGAGGCGGCTATCGCGTCGAACTCCTCGCCGTGCTCCATCAGGAACTCCAGGGCGTCACCCTGATGGAAGGTGAACGGATAGTTCGGTTGTGGCGCGATGTCCACACCGACGACCTCGAAGCCAGCGCGGGCGTAGCCGGTGCTCGCGCCGCCAGCGCAGCAGAACAGGTCGAGCAGGCGGGGTTTCATGCCTCACCCCCGATCGGCTCGACACGGCCAGCGTCGTCGAGCAGCACCCACCGGCCGCGGTACAGGAACCGGGAATCAGCAGGCGTCATCCACGGACGTAGATGCAGCCCCTCGGGTTCAGCGGCGTTCGGGTTGTGCTCAGCGAAGCCGTGGCATCCACGAACGCCGTCACCGCAGACGTGGACGCAGTTGGATGCCGACCACGGGCCGCCCTGGGAACGCTTCACCCGGTGATGTACCGACTCCGCGGGGCTGATGCCGCAGCGTTCACACAGACCGCCGGAACGGACAGCCAGCAGCTTGCGGGTGTTGGTCTCTCCGGGGTTCTTCACCCGCTTGGTGCGCGGTTGGCGCTTCGGCCACGACTGCCGGACCACATCCCGGAGACGGGGATTGACGCTCATGCGCCATCACCGCCGTAGCCGCTCAAGCGCATCGCCTCGATCGCCAGCTTCGCCCTGGTCTGCAACGACGACCGCTCCGATCGCCGCTCCTCCACCATGTCGGCGCCGTACTTGACCTCGATCTCAGCCAGCTCAGCCAGGTATTGATCTTCGCCAGTGTGGTCATCAACCCACTCGGCCCTGGCTTTGTCGGACATCCGCGGAGCAGACGCCCGCACGCTGGCACGAGCATCGCGCAACGCCTTTCGCGCTTCGGCCTGCTTGACGCGCAGCTTCTTCAGCTCCAGTGCGGCCCGGCCACCGGTGGATTCGAGGCGCTTGAGGTTGCGGGCGATATCGACCAGGTTGAAGGCTTCGTCGAATTCGTCGGTCATGCGCGGCCCGCCTGCTTCTTGTAGTGAGCGGTGAGCGCCTTGATCGCCTCGACGTTGGTCGACTGGCCGATGTTGCCGTGGCCGTCGGCGGAGAACCGATCAGCCGCCTCGCCGGGCTCGATCCCGATCTCCTTGAGCAGGGCCAGCAGTTCCTCACGCGCCGCAGTCGGAGGGTCCTGCGACTCATCCGCGGCCGAACGTTCGTAGTTATCCAGTTCCGGATCCTGCTCATCGGTGGGCAGACACAGCGTCTGAATGAGCGCGGTGCGATAGGCCACCGAATGCGCCTTCGCTGTGGCCTTGTCGCCGGAGTCGAAACTCTCGGCAGCCACGGCAGCCACGATCTCGTCGCCCTCGGGACCGAACCAGTGGAACTTGACCTGGAGGCGCACAGACGCCATCTCCGTGCGGTTCTTGCCGACAGTGACGACCTCGTAGACGGCGCTCACCAGTTCGGGAACGACGATGACTCCGTGCTTCCTGAGCACCGGGCCGACGGCGTTGATCACGTCATCGACGCCGCGGAAGTTGTACTTGGCCCCCGGGGCATCGTTCCAACTGCCCTTGCCGACGGCGCCGACGTCGTTCATCACCGCGCTCAGTGCCTGATAGATCGTGGTCACGAAAGCAGCTCCTCAGCGTGGTAGCGCGCCCGAGACGTGAGGCGCATTTGATGGATGTGGTCGCCGTAGCCGGGCCAGTAGTCCTCGGCCACACAGGCGGCGTAGATGTCGACGGCCAACCGGTTGAGGCGGCGGCCGATCTCGATGTCTTCCCGGGTGAACTCGTGCACCGACACCAGATAGGGAGGTTCCTTCTCCTGGGCGATGAACACGAACCGCGGGTCGGCGCCGAGGAGATCGCGGGCACCGTCGATGTACCAGGCCGCCTGCTGGTGGTATCCGAGCGAGGACGCCGACGCCCGGAACAGCTGCGGGTCAGCAGCCTTGGTCGTTTTGAAATCCACCAGCGTCAACGGGCCGGCGGCCTCCGTCATCCAGTCGGGGCGGGCGCGCAACCGCACCCATGTCGCCGGATCGGTCCAATACATCGAAACCTCCGGGCGGCCCTCGGCCAGCAACTTCCCTGCTTGCGGGTGGTCACGCACCGTCCACGCCATCGTTCTGGCCTGCTTCGCCACCGCAGTCAGCAGCGGCACCTTGCCCTCGGCGTACGCCTCCGTCCGCTGCTTCTTCGCGTCGTTGGTGCGCCAGTCCTTCGCCTCGATCTCTGCGATCTCCAGCCCGGCGCCGAGCACGAGGGCGTGCACAGCGTGGCCGAGGTCGTAGTCCTCGTTCGAGGGCGGCGGGTTGTCGCGTTCGTGTTTGAACACCGCCGGGCAGGACGGGGGCAGGAGCCTGCGAGCGCCGGAGGACGACAGGCTGTTCTTGTCGCCGTGGTAGATCGCATCCGAGATTCCCTCGTAGATCCCCGCGGCCGTGGGCGCCTGGTCAAAGCTCACGGTCGTCCACCTCCCCGCTGCCGCAGTGGACGCAGCTCGCGCCGTGGCAGAACGGGCAGTCGTGGGTACTCACTGGCCCTCCTTGATGAATGCAGCGATCTCCTGGCGAGTGGCCGCGTCGAACATGGCGCCGTAGCCGGGGTTTTCGATGTCGTCGAGGTTGAAACGGATGCCGCCTCCTGGCTCTCTCTCGACGGTCAGCAGGGAGCGGCCGTTCTGCCAGGTGCGGAGATCGCGGCTCATGACGCCGCCCTGATCCGCCGCCGAGACCCCGCGGCCGGGCGGGCGTCGGGCTCGTCGAGCTGGTCGTCTTCCCACTGGAAGGGCAGCGGCCAGTTGCGTTCACGGGCGTACTCGGCCGCTTCGGCAGAACGCCCCTGCTGGAACTGCAACCGGTTGAACAACGCCACCACCTCGTGATGGCGGTACGCCCGGATCTGCGAGTTGCGGTGGATGAGGCGGTCGATCTCCGAGCGCCGCACCCCCAACTCCGCAGCCAGGTCGATCATCGGCCACCTAGCCGCTACCAGGGACTGCAGTCGGCGGCGGGCGCCGAGCGCGGGCACGAACTCCCCACCCCGCGCCCCGGCGATGACCTCCCCGACCGACCTCGGGACCGGCACCGCGAGGACCTTCTTCGCGGTGATCGGATCGACCTTCGCGTCACCCTTGGCGGCATCCCGCAGGATGCGGTTGTACACCGTCTGAGAAATGCCCACCGCGCGCTGGATCTGCCTCGGGTTCATCCCCATAGCCCGAAACGTGACAAGACGGATGTAGGTGTCGCTGGCGTCGATCTCGCCCGGAACCCACCGACCAAAGGCGATCTGCCGGTTGCGGTTGTTGGAGTAGCAAGTGCGGCACATGTTCTTGCGCAGCCCGTAGTCGAACTGCTTGCGGCAGCGGGTGCAGGAGCTCATGACGCCTTCTTCTCCTTCGAGCGCCTGTACCGCCTCTGATCTCCGGCGCGGCACGACCGCTCCATCTCCTGCCAGCACGAGAACAGGAAGGCACGCGCGATAGCGTTCAGTTCCTCCTCTGTCGCAACCTGCTTATTGGCGAACCTGACCGCCATCACCACACCCCCATCTGCTCGTCAACCCACTGCTCGTGTCCGCGGTCCCATGCAGCGGTGTCGTCGAACTCCTCCAGCTCGTCGTCGGGTTCGGCCGGGGCGCCGGAGAACTCGTCCGGGACGCCGGCGACTGCGCAGATGCCGACACCGAGCAGGACTCCGATGGTGATCAGCTCCCATGCGCGGGCGAGCAGTTCGCTCAGCACGGTCACAGGGCACCCCCGATCACCTTCGGTGCCTGCGGCTGGCTGTGCTGTATCGCGGTGGTGCGACGCAACTCCGGGTCCGTCTGGCAGTCGAGGCAGCGGCAGAACGCGTACAGGCAGACATGCATCCGGGCACCCCGGTTGGAGGTGTCCACGTACCAGGACCACCACGGGTTACGCATCGTCATCACCACCCATCGCCTCGGCTACGGTGTCGAGCAGGGATGCGGGTTCGATGGACGGCAGCCAACGCGACGGGTCGGCGGCGAAGGCGAGTTCGTGCACGGGCAGCGGCTCGGGCAGTTCCAGCCCGGTGCGGAACTTCCCGCAGTAGCAACCGCCATCACGGCTAGCATCCATCGCACACCGGGCACCGGCCGCGGTGTTGGGCACGAAGTCCTCGGGCTCGTCGTCTTCCTCGGGCGCCGGTGCGAACACTGCCCAGATGCACAGGTCCGCCCAGCAGGCCGTGGGGATCTTGTCCAAGTGGCGGGCGATCTCCCACCGCTGGTCTTCGTTCAGCTCAGGCGCGGCCATCGACGGTCACCACCTCGTAGCCCAGGTCCTTCAACGCCCGGTTCGCGTCGTGCTGCCCGAACTGGTCGGCGTTCAACGGCTCCCACTCCGCGATACGGCCGTCATCGAACGCCGGGAACACATCCACCAGCGCGGCCGCGCGGTTGACGGCGACGATCACGAACGACGTCACACCCGCGTGATGCAGCAGGGGCGGGTCGAGTTCGTAGACGGCGGCGTCGCGCCGAGCGAACGGCCCCAGCTCGGTGGTGGCGTACAGGTCGGTGCGGTAGGCAGTGCCGCTCATCGCTGCACCTGCGCTTCCGGCAGCGAGACAGCGACGACCTTTCCCCGCTCTGTGGAGAAGGACGCGCCGCGCTCAGCGAGGAAGTCGAACAGGAGACCGAACTGGGCACGCGCGGAATCCCGCTCGGCCTCCAGCTTGGCGATGCGGACAAGGTCCGACTCCAACTCGTCGATGCGGTGCTCGGCGCCGGAGTTCATGGCTTGGAGGTCCCCGATCCGCCGCTGAGCCGACCGCAGACGCTCCCCCAGGTCGGAGACGTTCTCCCACACGGCCTGCCAGTCACCGTCCCGGTTCTCGCCGATGGCGTCGTGCATGCCGGTGGCGTCGAGGGCGATATCGTTCAGCTCGGCGATGGCCTTGCCCAGGAACTTGCCGCCCTCACGGGCCTGCTCGGTGCGCTCCTGCCACAGACGCCGCGACTCCCACAGCGCGCGAACGACAGCGAGCGTGCGGGCGTGCCGGTAGATCTGGGTGTCGTAATCCAGAGTCAGCGCCGCCTTGATGTCGGCGGTCAACTGCTGCGCGCGCTGCATGCGCGTGTGCAGGGTCATCGGGCCTCCCCCTCGTTCCGGCCGTGCTCGGCCATCCAGGTGTGTGTCGGTGTCCACTCCGCCCACCGGGCCACGGCAGCGGAGGTGGTGAGGTCGTCAGCGGACAGCCCGCGATGCAGCGCGGACGAGAAGGCGGCGGCGAAACGCTCGGCCAGATGCGGGTGCGGCATGTGCAGGCGGGTCACGACGCACCACCGACCTCGTCACGGGTGTGGGTGACGTTCCGCACCGAGCGGATGTCCTCAGCGCGCGCCGACAGCAGCAGTCGCCAGTGGCCGTCGATCTCGCCATGGAATGCCCAGCCCCGGCGCGGCCTCGTCGTCGTTCCCGTCGAGCCGTACACGCCGTCGCCGAGCTTGAACGGGAACGAGTCCTCAGGCGGCAGCAACACCTGGTGCGCCTGGATGTACTCGACATGCCCGGAGGTCCAGACGATCTCGTAGGTGTCGAGCGGGCCGTGGTCGTACCCGCTGCTCATCACTTCCCTCCCAGCGGGAACAGCAGCGACAGCAGGTGCGCCGCCAGGGCGAACTCGCGGGTGTTCGCCGGGTCCTCGGTGTAGATCTCGAACAACAGCGTCAGCAGGGCGTCGTCGTCGGACATCGCGGCGACAACCTCCGCGATACGGTGCTCGGTGGAATCGGCTGGGGTGGCCAGTAACTGGGCTACGTACTGCTCGTACGCGGCGGGGTGAACCAGCATGGGGTAGACTTCTTTCTCGCGTGTTGTTTGGTGGCCGTCGAGGTGGTGCTCGGCGGCCTCTTTCTTGTTCAGTTGGAGGCACGCCCCGGACCGCCGAGATCGCCATCACGTGACGGCTCGGGGCGTGCAGCCTCACTACGCAGCGGGTGAGGCTGTGGTGAGGAATCGGGGGGATTCGGGACGTTCGGCTCAAGCGCGAAGAAATCCACCACGGTCGAGGCGTAGTCGGGGATGCCCTTGAGTTCCTTCACGTACTGCACGAGGTGCTCGAACACCTCGTACCGGGAACCCTGATGGTCGGTCAGGCCGTAAACCGAGGACTTCGTCCACGAGTTCGGCGCAACGCTCCAGCTGATCGTGATGATGAAGTGCAGCTGTCCGGTCATCGCTGTACCCCCTCGTCGGGCACGCGAGGATTCAGGGCATCGGCAGCGATGCAGTAGCTGCACCACCGCTTCCGGTCGGCACCGAACTCGTCAGGGCAGGCCACTGCCGGGTCGCCGTTCGAGCAGGGGTTACTCGCGATCAGAAACAGCGCGTCGTACCAGCGCCGCATCGCGGCGGTCCGCTCGTCGGGCATGTCCCGGCGGGGCGCGGCGAGGGGTCCGCTGCCATCACCGCCGGGACGCCCACCCTCGGCGGCAGGGGGGACCGCGCCGAGGGAGACATCAGGCTCGAATGGTTTGAAGAGGCTTTGAACGAACGGGTCGGCAACGGCGGGGATGGTCCCACTGCTGTCGGCGCGCGGGCGAAGAAGCGCCAGTCGGTGCTCGTTGGCGATCTTCAGCGCGTTCATCGCCCCGTCGCGCTCCATGATCACGCCACGCAGGCGGGCCAGGATCGCCTCGTCATCGCCATTCGTGATGCCCAGGACGTGCATGACGTCGGACACCAACTGCTGGTAGTGGCGGAAGATCTCGTACTCCTGGTCGTTCATCTCCGCCCCCTCTTGATCGCGTGAGCGACGAGAAGATGCACAGGGAAGGAGAGGATCAAGCCAGCGGCGACGGGAGTCAGGAGGAGGATCACGACGCCGCCCATTCGCCGATAGGCGCGCGCTCGATATGCGCCTCGCAACCCCAGGCCAGGAGATCGGCCAAACGTCCCGCCACCGACGACCGCGACAGGTAGGTGCGCGTCGGAGCGGACGGCACGTTCATCACGTACTCGGGGAATCCGGGATATCCGGTGCGCGGGTCGGGCGGATCGTCGTAGGCGATGGCGTATCCCTCGCGCTGGGGCGACTCGTCACCGCGCGCCAGCCACGGCCGCAGATCCGGGAGCCACGACGGCACGGGCTCGTTGTTCTCGAACGCGCGGGCGATCTCGTCCCAGTAGTCGAATCCCTGGCACTCAAACGGCAAGCCGTTCTCGGTCGGCCAGGAATCGACCACCAGACGCCAAACGAATTGAGCCCTCATGCCGCACGCTCCCGCTCGACCAGGCGCGCGACAGCCTCAGCACCAGCCGGGGTCACCTTCAACGTGTGCATGACCTCACCGCGGAACCGGGGAGCCTCATGCACCTCGACCGGCCGGAAGTACTGCCGCTTGTGCGCATACGCCGAGTAGCGGCGGCGGATCTCCTTGCACTGCTTACGCTCCGACCAGCGGGACTCGGTCTCCACGTAGATCCAGCCCTTTTCCACGAGCAGATCCCGCAACCAGTTCTCGCCGACGTCGTTGTTCGCCGCGACCACACGCAGCTTCAGCAGGTCGGACTCGGCGACGTACAGCTCGACGTAGTTGACCTTCGGGGCGTCCTCGGCGACCTTCTCGCTCAGCTCGGCGATCTGCTGATCCTTGGCCGCGATCATCTGCTGCGCTTCCAAGACGGCATGGGCGAGCAGCTCCGGACCGGTCAGCGCGGGAGCAGTGTTGTAACCCCCGGTCTTCCGGATCGTCGGCAAGACCTCGGTGGTAATCCAGCGCCGGAATCGCGCCGCCTCCGGCTTGTCTGATCGGAGCACGAGCGCGTACATGCCCGACTCGCTGACGACCGCCATCTCCTGCGGTCCACCAGGGGTGTCAATCCGATTGACCCCCTTCTCGTCGTCCGCGAGTCGCTGCATAGCCATCGACAGATTCGGCAGGCCGAGGATGTTGCAGATGTCGCGGGCAACAAACCACGGTTCTCCGTCGATCAGCACCGTGCGGACGGTCGCGCCCTCGTAGGTGAACGGCATCAGGTCGGTGCTCATGCCGCCTTCCCCTTCTCTCGGCGATGGGCTGCGAACGCAGTCCGGATCAGTTGCTTCTGTCGCTCGGTGGGCGGCGGGCAGTTCTTCAACTGCTCCGCGATCCATGCGCGCTTCTCCGCCTCGTACCGCTCGTCCCGCGTCATGACACCTTCTTGTGGTCTTGACGGCCAGAATTACTGGTCTCCTCGGGCAAAAAAAGGTCTTCCACGCCTACCCGCAATCGATGAGCGATCCGAAGTGCAGCGTCGGTCGCGACGTGCCGCGCCTGCCCGCGAACCAAGCGTCCAACATGGCTGTGTGCCTTGTACCCCGCGACGGCGGCCAGCTGGCGGTGGCTAACGCCCTGGACGACCATCAGCCTCGCGAGCTTCTTGTGGTCTCTCAGGATCATCGGCACCTCCTGCGCTAGCGGATCCTGTGGACCTAAAGCTACTCGTCTGTGGTCATGGTGTCCAGTAATTATGGTCGCTTTGATACCGCTTGGTGTCCACTCAGCAACCAAACGCCGCGCAAACGGACGCAAGAATGCGTTCCGACCTGCATACTTCCGAACTAAGCCATGGCATAGTTATGGTGTCCACCTGGGCACGTAGACCACAATTTAGTCGTGTCCTGTGACCGCGTTGATGTCCCGACATAGGGCTTGAGCCCTCGAAGGAGGACCGCATGGCCACACGCCATGAGTCGCACCTGGGTGCGTTGATCGAGCAACAGAAGCGACTCAACGACTTATCGGACGCACAAGTTGTCGAGCGAGCGAAGGCGCGGGGACAGAAGCTGGGCAAGTCCAACGTCGGCCGGGTCGCCGGCGGGGAGAACCCTTCCCTCAGCCGCAGCACCATCTTCGGGTTGGCCGCGGGCTTGGGTGTCACGCCCGCCACGGTGGCGCGCGCAGCGCTGGCAGACATGGGGATCATCCTGACCGAGCCAGAGGCGGACTCGGAGACAGCCATTCGGACCGATCCGACGCTGTCGGAACACGGACGGCAGATACTGCTGACCTTGCTGCATCAGATCAGGTCCAACGACTCTGTGCGATACCTGCCGGATGGGCGCCCAGACCCCAGCTACCTCTCCGGTACGCCGACGAACGACGAGCGGCTCGCACGGATGCTGACTCGCGACGATCTCACGGCTGATGAGTAGCAACCCTGACGTCGGTGAACCATCCGAGCTTGGAATGATGCTGCCAGCCCGTTAGGACATCTCGGCCGTGCAGCCAGACCGCTTCCGCAGCAGCATCCAAGGCGACCTGCTGCTCCGCCGTCAACCCGTGGCACGGCACCTTCACTACCTTCCCACGCCTGAGAATGACCGCCGCGATGACAGTCCAGACGCTACCTGCCAAGATCTCTCCCGAGGGCGCCGCTTCGGTGATGCCAGCGACGGACTCGACCAGTACCGTTGGGCGATCCGCTATCCCGGGTAGCTCGCCCTCTGTTTGCCCTGCCCCAAACAACATCCTGACCTTCCGCTCTCCCCGACCTTCCCGCGCCTCCGTGCACGCAGCTTCCTTTACGTGTCACCAGTGAAGTGGATGATAGTTCTGGTTGAAAGCTTTACGGTACGTTTACGCGGGTAACGGTCCGGACAATCTCAAACTGTTACCGTTCACCACGGCAAACGTTCAGCGCTGAACTGATTTCGTTCCAGCCCGCGAAAGACGACGCAAGCCACGGGGATTCGAGACCGGTCGGTTGCTTTCCAGCTAACCCTTCCAATCCACCTCGATCGACCTCGGGTCGAACCGCCCCGGCCGCGGCGCCTTCCGGAAAGTCACCGTCATCAGCGCGTCAACGATCGCCCGGCGGCGATCCAACAGCAGATCCGGAAAGGTCTGCGCGCCATCCCCAACCACGCCCTTGAACAGCCTCGCCTTGTTCGCATCCTCCATCGCAGACAGCGCAGCATCCCGCCGCGCCTTCGCCCGCTTCGTCATCACCGCCACCTGCTCATCGGTCAGCAGGTCGTCAGCCCACTTGGTGGCAATGGACTCCAGCTTCGCCGTCATCGCGGCGGCCTCCAGGCGCAACTCCTTGATGTCCGGGCGGTTCTGGTCGATCAAGATCTCCCCTGCCTCCGGGCGCGACAGCCAGGCGACCACGAGATCGGTCACATGGTCATCGACCAGGGACACCTGCCTCTGGGTTTTGAAACAAGCCCGGCACCGATACGCCGGGCGCCGCGTGCGGGTCGTACTCGTGACATCCATTGCAGCACCGCACAGCCCGCACAGCGCAATCCCGGTGAGCAGATAGACGCGCCCGGTAGACGTTCCAGAGCGCCGAGCGGGATCGGCCAGGATGTCGCACACCGACCGGTAGACGTCCTCGGTGACCGCGGCCGGCCACTTGGCCTTGCCCAGGATCTCGCCGTTATAGGACCGCAGGCCCGCATAGCGCGGGTTCTGGAGGATCTTCCGCACCGACACCTGAGACTTGAACTCGTTGCCCAGCGTGGACTTCAGGCCGCGCTCGTTCCAATCCCTGACGATCGACATCAGCGAGTGCCCCGCCAGCACCATCTCGTACGCCTCGGTAACCGCGGCCAACTCCTTCGGAACCGCAGTGTCATCGAGGTTGTAGCCGAACGGCCGCCGCGAAGCCCATGCCTCCCCCGCCTCGGCCATCTGGCGCATCTTGCGCTTCTGCCGCGCCGAGCGCCGATCAATCTCGGCCCGAGCCACAGCCCCCTTGATGCGCGCGATCATTCGGCCGTTGTCGGTGGAGAGGTCCACGTCGCCCGTGACGGTGGCCAGGGGGATGCCCATACGATCGGCGAGGGGAATCAGGTACTCGAGGTCGATGGGCTCGCGGTAGAGCCGGTCGAGGTCCCAGCACACCATCGCCTGGACTGTCCCAGCCTCTATGTCGGCGAGCATCTGATCCCAGGCTGGCCGTTTCCGCTTCGCCCCGACGGCGGAGGTGTCATTGTCGACGTAGTCGATGGGCTCCCAGCCGCGCTGGGCGCAGAGCTTGTGACAGTCCTCGCGCTGTCGTGAGATGGCGAGCTGATCATCGTCGCGGTCTTCGGACTGTCGGAGGTAGACAGCGGCGCGCTTCACGGTAGCCTCCATCGGCATTCCGGCAGCTCTGGACGGCTGCCGCGGTGAAGGCTACTCTAGCCCCGTGGTTTGCGTACCACCAGATTGCTCGTGGTACGCAAAACACGCCTCCTGTTGTCTCGACTCCCATGGATGCTACCTCTAGCCAAAGCGCCTGGTCAGCACGCCATCTAGGACCGTTATGTCTATTTCAACGCGCACCGCCGCCCCGACAGTTCCCCACTTCAAGCCGAAGGAGACCGGGATGATCCGCGTCGCTCTCACCGCCCTCGCTGCCGCCGCATTATCCCTCACCCCCTGGCCCGCCAACGCCGCGCCGTGGCCCGGATGGACCGACGGCCAGCAGATGGAGGCCCGCCTCCTGCTCGGTGGAGTCAACCGCCAGTTCCAGCCGGAGATCATCCAGACCGCCACCGATGTGTGCGGCATCCTGCGCGCCGACCCCACCCCCGCCGGGAAGCGGGCCGCTCTCGAGCATCTGGCCGTGGACCACTACCCGCACCAACTTGGCCACGCCCTCGGCACCATGGTGGACGTGACGTGCCCAGACATGCTGGGTGTCATCCGGTGATGATCACGACCACCACCGATGTGGTGACACTCCAGTTCACCGTTCCTGCGGATCTGCGGCACATCCTGGACATGGAGTTGGAGTTGCTGCGCCACCAGATGGACCCGATCGTCGCCTGGCTCGAACGCAATGGCGGCGACATGCACTGGTCAACCGGCGGGTGCTCTGAGAAGGTCTGAGGATGGCTTCGAACGCTCGCGAGATCGGCGAATACACACGCTTGGTAGTTGACGAGATCCGTGCCGAACGTGCTCGCAAGCGCATGACTCAGAAGGAGCTGGCCGCAGCGAGCGGCATCCCACTGGGAACACTTTCACACATCGAGCAGGGGCAGGCCGTGCTCGATGTCGAGCAGATGGGCGCAATCGCGAAGGGGTTGAAGGTGGACTTGGTCGCCCTCCTGGCGGCCGCAGGTGCGCGGCGGCGCAATTCGTGATTCGGCAGACTTGCGAGACATACGAAAGCCGCCCCGGATTGGAGTCCGGGGCGGCTTTCATGCAGACAGTCAGTCTTGAGAGGGGAGTTTACGGTCCCCGCTGTCGTCCACCTCGAGGGGGACATGGCCGGTAAGGCGCAGCAACTCCCTGCGCACCGGTTCGGGTGGTTCGCGATCTTCGCTGGGGCCGAACGTCAGCCGGTACGGGACGGGCGGGATCAGTCGGACCATACCGGTCATCGTACGACTTACCAGCAATCCATGACACGAGCATGCCGGATACGTCATCATCGTGCCATGCAGACACACGAAGTAATCAAGACACGTCGTTCAGTTCTAGGGATGAGCCAGCCCGACCTCGCCGCCGCAGCGGGGATCTCCACCCGCCAGCTCGCGCGCTACGAGGACCCCGCCGAGCCGACCCAGCCACCGCTGGACGTCGCCGACCGACTGGCCGCGGCGCTGGAGATTTCACTGCTGACCCTTGCGGGGCATGGTGTACCTGCCCTCGACCTGTCCGGCACGTGGTATTCGGCGTGGCAGACGTGGATGGATAACGTCGAGCGTGTCGAGATGGAGCGGCTGACGATGCGCCAGGACGGCGAGTTCGTCCGCATCCTCGGCGAATCCGATCCCGACCACACTGACACCGGCTCGTACTCCTGGGTGGGTGAGGCACGGCTCATCCGCAACCGATCGGTGTGCGGGTGGTACGCGGCGACCGATGAGGGCATCAGCTCCTGCGGCACCATCCAGTTGGTGTTCAACACTCACGGCACTCTCGCGTTGGGTCGCTGGGCGGGACTGTCCCATGACGGCATCAGCGAAAGCGGTTGGGGCGCGATGGCATCGACAGAACCGCTCGCCCGTGAGGCGCTGGCCGCGATCGTGCAGACGCAGGGGACGTTGCACTCGTTCCCGGACCTGCCGACGTCGGAATTCCACGGTTAGGCAACGAATTTCCCGGATGTGATGACAAGGGCATGCCATTTGTGTCATTGTCATGACGCCGCCATAAACGGCATGGCCCGGCGTCGGGTTGGCCCCCCGACTCCCCCGACGCCGGGCGCTCCTAACCACACACGCGCCAGGGGGTATCAGATGCCCAACCTTCTTCTCGGCTTCCTCATCGGCGGCGGCTTGGCTGCCGTAGCCATCATCTGCTGGGCTGCGGCCCTAGTGGACAACCGGCACGAGCCCGACCGTCACGACGCGGGCGGCCCGCGATGA